ACCATCAAGAAGCGAATATTGAGAGTGTACATGAAGGTGTACGTATGGTTCCATTGAGTTATATCCTTAAATTTTATTTGGTCTTGCAAAGATAGCAATAATCCCCCCTTTCATCTGCGAACCTCGACAGGCAGTCTCGGCTTATCATCTAAGATACCGCTAAATAGAAGATAAACTTAAATAGGGCATAACGAAACTAATGTTTCATTATGCCCTAGTAATATTAAATTTGATGATTTAATTGACAAAATAAAACATATTATTGGAGGAAAAGATGAAAGATAGAAGAGATTTAAATATTAAATTAGCATTTCCAAACGATAGAGACCAAATTCTAGAAGTTATTAAAAATATTAAAGATATGTTAGATAAAGGATACACATTAGATGATGTAATAAAACATGATGATTTTGAGGATTACAGACCTCGTCAAATTAAAATAATGTTTTCAAAGGAGAAAGAAGATGAAAGGTAAACCTAATATAATGAGAGTAGTAGCAAATAAGGAAATGATATCTAGTAGTTTAAGTATATTACATATGATTAAAAATTATCAGGATGAAGGATTTATAATATCAGGTTTTAATGAAAATGAACTTGAAAATAAGAAAAGTGAACTAATTATCAAATTTGTAAAGAGAGATGGTAATTAATGAGATTAAATTTTAGAATTGATAAAAGTGATAATATAACACCAATTATTACTATTATTAATGAATATGATAAGCAGTATATAATTACTGATTTTAATGTTTATAAAATAGGTTTTCTAAATAGTAAATGGATTGATATTGATATTGAACTTATTAAGAGTTCTGCAGTAAAATTATCTGAATATAGAGATAGAAGACATGCTCCTATTGAAATAATCAAAGAAATTCAAAAAGTACTAGCTGATTTTAATAATCCAGCAACTTGGGAGGAATCGCAATGCAAAAATACGAAAAAAGAATAAGAATAGAAACTAATGCATTTTCTGATATGATGGATATTATTGATAAAATTAAAGAAGAGGGTAAAGTTCTTAGAGACTATTATTATCGAGTGGACTATCCCGGTAGAGATGTTATAATAACATTAGAGTTTACGGAGGAAAAATATGAATAGTATTGATTACGGAATTAGATTATTAATGTCTATAGTTTTATTTGCATTTATATTTCATATAGTTATAGGCCTTAAAAATGATTATAAAGATTATAAAAATGCTGAAAATAAGTTATCAAAACTTATATCACATATTTTAATATCTATAGATATGGCATTAGTATTCTATATGATATTAGGATTAATAAATATAGGAATAGAAGTATTAAATAAATAATAATTACATATAATAATGTGAAGGAGGTGACAAATAAAATGGTATATATAGATATTAATAGTACTATAGACAGCTTGGATGAACTGGAGATTTTCAAAAGTAAGATTAAAGAGTATATAGATAATGGTTATACTATAAAATCTTATAATATTGAAAAGTGTAATGATGAACCCGTTAGAGTTAAAGCAATTCTAACAGATCATAAAAGTTTATTTCGTGAGTTTAAAAATGCAAGATTTATTAAAAAAGTAGAAAAAATATTAAAGGAGTTGATTTAAAATGACATTTTGGCAATTATTATGGGCACTAAGAGGGCAATTATTTGTAATTATATTAGCATTTGTAGTAGCATGGATTGGTGAAGAAGCTTTAATGAAAGCACTTAAAGAAACCAATAGTAAAGAAAAAAGAATTAAAGGATTGGTAGTATTTATAATAGCATTAGGTTTCCTATTATTGAGACTTGATGTATTTAATAAAAATTGGAATGAATTCTGGTATTGGTATAATTTATGGGATATGGGAGCATTAGCGTATTAAGCTCTGATAGCCTATTTAAGAGGTTTAAAACATAATTTGATTAATTATATCACTATATAATGTAAAATGCATAAAAACGGCCTATAAAGCCGTTTAAATTGATTTTAAAGGAGTTGAGAATATGTTATTAGAAGCATTTAATAAACAAATCACACCAGAATTAAAGGATGCTTATCAAACTTATGGTGATAAGCTAGTTAGAACTGTTATGAATGATATAGCAGCATATAATAAAAGTGTACATCGTATACATAAACTTAGTAGAACTAATATAAATGATTTAAGAAGTATGTTAAAGCAAGTAGCTTATATTACTAGTTATTATATTAGAGCTAGTGAAGATAGAACTACAGAAGATATTACTTTTATGGTTATGGATAAGTGGAGAACTTATTCAAATCGTATGGACACATTATTAAAGAAGAAAATAGCACATAAAGATAAAAAGATTATAGTCATGAACTACATGAAATTAATAATATGTGTAGCATGTTTAGCAGATAATGATTATATAAATACCTATAATTATAGTAAGTCTAGAAAGACAGAAGATTTTACAAGAGATGTTATAGAAAAAGTTGGATATCAATATTTCTATAGTGAAATGATGATTCAATGTTATATATTAAGTGCAATGAAAGGTTTATTACAATTAAAAACTTATAATAATAAATATTTAAGAGTATATAGAATGGATAATTATGTAGATCATTTGTATAATGTATTATTGAGTCCCAAAGGATTTAATTATAATCTTACTATGAATAAAGCTAGATTATATAGAAAAATGAAAGAATTTGGATATATGAAGTTTAAACCATTACAAGATGCTAATTATAGTTTAATGATTAATGAGATATTTGATAAAGATAATAATATGTGTAAATGTATGGATGAAGTAGAGAACTTCCTATACAATATGAATATTATTAGAACTGATGAAAAAGTATTAGAAATGTCAGATATTAGATTACTTGGAGGGATTTAGAATGAAAATTGTGCAATATAATGTGTGGACAGACTCACCTAGACCAATTAGAATATGTAAAAAGATTGGTGCTAGAGGATCAGCTATTAAAGTTAAATTTGATACAGAACTTAAGAATATATTAAATTCCTATAATGTAAATAATGATAAATTAAACTATAAAATGATTACAGAATTCACAACATTATTTAATCAAGCTATAAGTTGGACTAGTCTTGGACTTATAACTCGTTATACTCATAGTGAGGATTATGATGCTATGTTAGCAAAATATAGATTATATAGAGATTTAATGTATGATTTTATGTATGATGAAGCTACTGCTAAGAAATATAATGTGTATTATATGACTACAGTATTTATAAGTAGTTATATGCTTAATATATTATTATATATACATAAATCAAATATTAATGAGTTACAAGTTGGAGATTTCTTAGTGCATATGTTAAATAACTATAGAGATGAGTTCTTAACTGCATATATGAATATATGTCACACTTTGATGATGTTCAAGAACTTTATGCTAGAATTTACTGACTCTGAATGTGTGAATGGTAATAATACCATTAAATGTATAGAGTATAGTGATTATCTTACATATATTAAGAATGCAATAAAATATGATCATTTTAAAGATTTTCCAACTAAACAGGCAAAATTATATGATTCTATATTTAATGAATATGTATTTGGTTCATTTAATTGGATTAATGAAATTGAACTTAGAGAAATATTTAAAACTGATATTAACTTTGATAAAACTGATTTAGATATATTGCATTTTATATTTGGAATTATGCAATTTGGTGGAATTCTATTTAGAAATCCAATAGATAAAATTGAATATTTAGTACAACTAAAAATGAAGGAGATAAAATGAACTATAACATACCAGATAAAGATGTAATTAAAATGAATAAATTAGAAAAAGACTTAGAAAAGTATGCAAATGCTTATTATAATAATAATGAAAGTCTTATTTCTGATTTTGAATATGATAAATTAAATGAAGAATTGCAAAACTTATATAAGAAATATGATATGAATAAAAGTGCAGTAGGAGCAACTCCAGTTAGTAAGTTTAGTAAAGTAGAACATAAACATCCAATGTTATCTTTAGAAAATAGCTATAATTTAGAAGATATAGTAAAATGGATAGAAAATGTTTGTTCTAATGGTAGTAGTTCAATAGTAACAGAATTTAAACACGGGACAATGACTGCTACACATATTCCATCAATTGAGATTGAAATCGAACCGAAGATAGATGGTCTTTCTATTAGTTGTATATATAAAGATGGTAAATTAGTTCAAGCTATTACTAGAGGTAATGGAACTATTGGAGAAGATGTTACTGAAAATGTAATGCAAATAAGAAATATACCATTACAATTAACAGAATCTATATCAATAGAAGTTCGTGGCGAAGTTTATATGACTAGAGAGAATTTTGATAAGGTAAATAATCAAAGGAGTAAAGAAGGAGAAATTCCTTATGCTAATCCTAGAAATCTAGCTAGTGGAACATTACGTCAATTAGATGCTAATGTAGTTAAAGAAAGAGGACTTCATGTATTATTCTATTATATAGTTGGAAATGGAACTCCAACTCAAATGGAAGATATAGTTATGATGAAAAATTTAGGACTTCCTACTATGGATAAGTATAACTTTACTGTAAAATCTAATGATCTAGCTTCTATGGAAACTGTTATTAATACCATAAAAGCAAAAGATTATGGATTTGATATTGATGGAGCAGTTCTAAAGGTTAATGATAAAAGATATTGGGAAGTATTAGGAAATCGTGCTAATAGTCCTAGATGGGCAATTGCATATAAATATCCTACTGATAGTGTAGTTACTACATTAACAGAAGTAGACTGGACAATAGGTAGAACTGGAATACTTACTCCAGTAGCTCATTTTAATCCAATAACTATAGGTGGAACTATTGTATCTTATGCAAGTTTACATAATGCTGAGATGGTGAAGAAAATGGACCTTAAACTTAATGATAGAATAATAGTTAAGAAGGCTGCAGAGATTATACCACAAGTAGTTTCTGTTATCACTGAATCTAGAACTGGTAGTGAAAAAGATATAGAAATTCCAGATATGTGTCCATATTGTGATAGTAAAATATTAGAAGTTGATCCATTTATAGGTTGTAGTGATCCAGAACATTGTAATGGTGCTAGAATTGAACAAATAAAATACTTTGCTTCTAGAGATATAATGAATATTAAAGGTCTTGGAGATGCCGCTGCCGCTACTATAGTAGATTATATAATGGATGAAGATGATAATTTAGATGTATTATATGGAAGTTTTATAAGAGATATAGGATTTAGAACACTGTCAGAAACACTTGGTCAAAAGAATGCTATTAAACTTATAGAAGAAATAGATAATAGTAAGAATCAACCATTTGAAAGAGTACTAGCTGGATTACAAATACCATTCATTGGTCGTAGAATGAGTAAAACATTAGCTAGACATTATGGTAGTATTGATAAAATTAAAGATGCTGTACTAGATGGAAGTATAGTTAATGTAGAAGGTATTGGTAATGAAATGTTAAATATAATGAAGAAATGGTTTGAAGATAAAAGAAATATAAAACTTATAGAAAATCTTAGAAAAGCTGGTCTTAATATGGAAATGGAAATAAAAAAAGTTAATACAAATGGTAAATTAGCTGGACTTAATTTCGTGATCACTGGAAGCATAGAAGGTCATACTAGAGAAAGTATTAAAGAACTTATAGAAGAAAATGGTGGCCATGTAAGTGATAGTGTAAGTAGTAAAACAGATTGGTTATTAATTGGAGAAAATCCTAGTAAGTCTAAAATGGAAAAAGTAAAACAAATCATGGATTTTACTAAATTACTAGAAATAATAGGAGTTGAATGATATGAGAGTAGGAGAAATAGTAACTATAAATTATAAAAAGTATAGGGTAATATCAGACTCATCTGGTGACGGATTAACAATAGAACCAGTCGAAGAAGAAAAGGTTGAGGAGTTCTTCCCTCAACCTGAACCTATCGAGAAAAGATTAGAAAGACTAGAAGAAAAGATAGATAACATAGCTAGTATAGTTAAAATGATATATAAGTATATATAAAGGAGATGAAGAAATGAGATCAGATGAAATAATTGAATTTAATGGGAAGAAATATAAAGTTCTATATAATGAAGAACTTAATCAATATGTATTAAAAGAATACATAGAAGAATCAGATAAAGAAGAAGCTGATGGAGATGAACCGTTTGAAGAATTAAAGGATAAATTTAATAAAGCATTTACTAATGATAAAACTGATTCTGTAAGTGGTAAAGGCATAGATACAACATTTAGTAATAGAAAACCAACTGTTAAAGAGAGAATTAAGGAATGGTTTAAAACACCAACAGATGATGAGAGATATGGTAAAATCAATAGAGATAATACAATCGAAGCATTACATGATAGAATTGATAGATTGGAAAAAATATTAAAACATGTTATGGAAATTGTAAGAATTCATGGAAATTAATATGAGGTGAATGATGGCTAATCTAATTGAAATATTGGAAACGATGAATAAGAACACAGATGATCTTTTAAATGAAATAATAGATATTAAAAAACGTCTTGAAACTTTAGAAAATAAATCAAAAGATGAAAATGTTGATATAGAAACAGAAGCACAAAAGCTAGCAGCTAAAATGATTAGAGATAAACAGATTACAGATAGAGCTAATGAGATATATCAAGAAAAACTAGCATTATGTAAGTGTTCCAATAATATAAAAATCGTAAATGGAGAGGATAATTAATGTCAGATTTTGAAAAAGAGTTATTAAAATTTGTAGAAACTATTTCTAAACGATTAGATAATATAGAAAAACATTTAGAAATAAAAGATAAATATGAAATAATTGAAGAAGAAGCTAAAAAGCTTGCAGATGATTGGATTCTTAAAGATAAAATATATCGTAGAGCTGCTACAATTTATAATGAAAATGTTGAAAGTAATAGGAGATGACAAATGAATAATAAGAAATATAATATTAACATAGGAAATTCAAATATAACAATAGGAACAGATGTACAATCAAATACAGAAACTTTAGAATATATAGTACCACCAAAAATAGTATTAAATACTAATAAATCTAGATATTCTTCTGCAGTTAAAGACTTTGTAAGAGGAATTCTTAAAGATAATGGAATTAATGTTAAGAATGATGATGTTATTGAAGAAATAGCGACAGCTACTTATGAACATTTTATAACATTATTACAAAGAGAAAATAAGATAGAATTTAAAGAAGTAGAAATTAAAGAATTAAAATCTTAGGAGGAAAATCATGGGAAAAGGGCAAAGATCTAAACGTAGTAGATATGTTAGAGAAATAGCTAGAAACTGTGAGGTTGCAGAAGATATTTACAATGGGAAGATTAAAATAAAAAGAGAGCATATAAATAAATATGCTGGAGAAGAATTTAAAAAGAAGAAAAAGAAGAGTAAACATCCAGTAACTATTGATAATAAAATAAATATGGTTATTGATAATATGAATAATGAGGTTGCTAAAATTAGAAAAGAAAATGATGATAAAATATCTAAAATAAGAAAAGGTTTCGATTATGCTGTATTGGGATTAATAGGAATAGTAATAATAGTAATGTTTGTAATAGGAGTGATGAATTTATGACAATTAAAGATCAAGATAAATATTTAAATCTTATTAAAGAATGGGATTTTAAAGAAGCTAAAATATTAACATTTGGGATAATAAATGATATAACTAAAAATAATCAGAAAGCTATTGATAAAGGACAATCTATATACATAGAATGTAATGATATAGTAAATAAGGAGATGATGGCCAGAGATGAATTTATGGACCCTAATATAAAGTTTAAAGATCAAATAAATAATGTTCTTAACTGGTATCCAAACCTTAAAGAAAAAGCTATAAATGCTTCTATAAATGTTAGAAAAACTAAAGATAAAGATAAAAAGAAAGAATATTATCTAGAAATATTAAGATATTCATCTATGACTTTACTTGTACAATTATGTGCAATTTCTGCATTATTAGAAGATAAAGTTTTTAATGAAAATAAAGATAAACCTGTAGAAGTAGTAATGGCTAATATTATGGAAATGTCTAAAGTACTTCATGCATTCTATTTGAAATTTATGTACCAATTTGATAATGAAATTAAAGTAGGATCTGAAGTAAATGAAACTGTAACTCCGTATTATAAAGATGAAGCTAAATATAGAGTTGTATTAGATTCAATGATGGAAATAGGTTTAATGTCTATAATCCCAATGAATGCAATAGATAAATCTTTAGACCTTGCTAAAAATGGTGGACGTAAACGTAGTTTAGAGATAATAAAGAAAAATGAAGAAAAGAAAACATTGTTAAATTAGGAGGAATAATGGATTATAAGGCTCTATTAATTAAATATAAATATAGTTATGGTGAAAGTTATAAGGAAAAAATGATTAACTTCCTAACAGAAGTTATGGGAGACGATATTGCTCAAGAATATTGGATGGATCTACATAATTATAACAGAATAGGTAAATTTCTAGAAGAATCTAAAGTAGAAACATTTGAAGAGCAGATTAAATTTCTAGAAGATAATAAATATAAATTTGATGGATATGTTAAGTCATGTGAAGATTTAGAAGCTAAGAATTATCCAGAAGTTCCAGAATTTATTAAAGAACGTGTAGAATTTATGGTAAATTATAGTCATTTAATGCTTATAGTAAGAATAAACTGTATATTGGAAATACTTAAAGAGTTTGGTATAGAACCAAAAGATAAAGAAATTATAGACCATTATATAATTTTTAACTTATTAAATTATGATGATGAAAAATATAGAGAAATACATGGAGAAGAATATCGCGAAATATTAGCAGAAAAAGAATATCACGATAATATAATAAATAATCTTAAAAAAGCTGGTTTACATAATATAGAAGCATAATTCTTAGATTAGCATTAATTACATATAATATAGTAGTATAAACATATATAAATAATACATTTATAAGCCATATAAGGCACTTATAAGAGGTTTTAATATAATTAGTGATAAATTATATCATAAAATGTTAGAACCTCTTAAAATGGCTTATAAATGCGTTTAAATTGATTATAGGAGGTGTATAAAATGGAGAAGTTTATACTAAGAGTGCTAAAATATAATATAAAAGGAGAAAGAGTATGGGAATAGTAACATTTGAAAAACTTAAACTGGAAGAAGTAGAAGCTTTAAGTGGAATGGTCGAAGATATGATTAATAACTCTAAGAAAATAAAAGGTTATAATCATAATATAGGATTATTAGAAAAGAAATTGGGAACAGCTAGCGATACGCATTATATAGTAGCTAGAGATGCAATCAATACTATAAAATTCAAATATACAGGGCTTACTAAAGCTTATATGTATGAAATTTGTAAAAAAGATTTAGAAAAAGAAATTCTTCAAGATAAGATGATTGCAATGCATGAAGATATAAGTGAGTTGCCAATTATGACTAAAAAGCGTGTTAGTAGAGCAAAATTGGCTCATGTTTGTAATGAATTTATTATGTTGAGTGCATATGCAATAGAATACAATAATGATATTATGAAAAGTATGTTAATTACATTGATAAGAAAATGTGATAATCATCTAGCTATGATGTTACTTGAAGATCATATAGATGATATAGTATCTATATTTAAAATTATTATTGATAATGTTAGTATAGGTATATATAAAACTATAATATTGGAAGTTACTAATGAATGTATGAATTTACAACTTGGTAAAGATGTTGTACAGTTATTAGTAAGAATGTTTAATGCTTATAGAATATTTGGTAAAAATATTCATGAAATGTTACTTAAAGGATTAAATAATTACTTAGATAGTAATTGTATATACCTAACAAGAGGTGATATTTAATGAAAGATCTATACAAAGTTAAAGAATCAACTCAAGAAATATTTGATAAAAGTATGAAAGAAATAAAAGGTTATCAAGTCTTACAGCATAACCTTGAAGATAGGCTTAATGAATTATCAATAAATGATAAAGAGCTTAGAATGGTTACAACTCGTAAGACTATGAAATTATTCAATACTAGTTATACTGGGTATACTATATATTATACAATATATAAAGATTTAATTGATGACTTTACTAAGAAGTATGGTAAGGATTTTGAGCTTCATACTATTAAAACTAATGATACTATAGAAGCTATAAATGATTTAATTCAATTATATTGTATAATGGAATGTTTAATAATGATAGGAGTAGCTGATATATTATCTCAATATTCACAAGCCATATATCATATTAGAATAACAGAAGCTATATTTCATAATCAGGAGAGGGCTTTAGGATTTATACGTGATATAATATCATTTAATGGTAAAATAGAGTATAAATTAATACAAACATTTGCTAGAGTGAATGAGTTAACTGATTTTGATTGTGATGATATATTAAACTTATTTGATGAGTTTATAGTATTTGATAAGAATGATCAAAAACTTGTAGTAGAATATTTAATAGAATATAAAAAACATTTAGATTAAAGGAGAAGTGATTAGTATGTTAAAAGGATTATTTAAAGTTGGTTTAGTAGTTGGTGGAGTTTATCTTGTAGGTAAAATATTTGAATTTGGAACTAGTATTGGAGCAGCTGCGGCAAATCCAGAAATAGCAAAAGTATTTAATGATTTTTATAATGGAAGAATAACTTATAAAGAAGCTAAAGAAAGGGCTGCTAAAATAATAAAAGAAGTTCAAGAAAAACACCCAGATGTTTATCCTAAAGAAGAAACACATGTAAGAGCAACTGATGAAGTTGTAGAAGAAACTGTAGAAAATGATACTAAAGTAGAAGAAAATACACCAGTAGAAGCTTAATAAAAGAGATGGAGGAGATAGAATATGTATAAGAAAATAGGAAATACAACTTTTGGACAAAATGGTTATGGAGATATTGGAGTTAATCCGTTTAACTATCCTTTAAAAGCTAATAGACATTGGAATATAGTTAAACCATTTAATGAATTTGAATATGCTATAATGTATTTATTAAATAATAGAATGTTACCTGCAGCTACTAGATATACTAGTATTATATTAGTAGATAAAAATGGAATATCAAAAATAGGAAGTATTGACTCAGTTGAAGCTATTATTAATATTAATGACATGAATGATATAACATATCAACAAGTAATAAATGGAAATTATAACATCAATGATCCACTTGGAGATTCATTATTAATTAATTTAGATGATGATGCTGTAGTATTTGATTTAGATCCTACATCAATGGATGAATTACAAAAGAAATCATTGTTACCAATAAGAATTAATTTTGATAATAAGTTTGTTAGATTATCAAATGAAGATTTAGATGTATATATGATATCTGGTGGAGATTATAAAAAGCTTAGTGATGAAGCTGGAAAAGAAATAATTGAGTTATATAATAAGCAATATAAAAGATTAAATGCTGAGGGAGATGAATAATATGAAATTTGTATCAGATCTTAAAGCATTTGTATATCCAGATAATACAGTAACTCAATTAATGGGACCTGTTATAGCAAATGAAGATAGTAAAGGAAGAAAAATCTTATGGATAGTTTTAACAGGAGTACTTTTAATAGGTTGTGGATATCTAAGTTATAGATTTGGAAGTGGTCTAGTAGGAGACGACGACTAATATTTATAGGAATTATACTTTATATAAGTTAATAATGGTGGTGTCTGTATGGGCGCCACCAAATTTTTTATTTAACTGGAGGATATTATGGATAAAGGATTAAAACTTACAGAAGAAGAAAGAATTAAACTCATTGAAAGAGTAAAAGAATTTTTAGATAATCACAGAATACCAGGATTTAGAGCAGATCTTATTAAAGCTAGTAATACTATAAATATAATTTTTGATAAAAAGATTAATGATCTTATAAATAGAATAAATGAGCTTAGATATATCGATAAACTTGAAGAAAATACTGAAAGAATGATAAATTATTTGTTAGTATTATATAATGTGTATTATAATATACATCATGAAAGCATGACTGGAGAATATATAAGTGCATTTAGATTTTTTAATCTTGATATACAGGATGAATGTATTAAAACTCAGATTATAATAGAAAATATGATTAAAAAGAATATAGCAGAAGATATTTATAAAGGTAGTACTAGTAAATGGGCTAAATTACTTGAAGAATTAAATGAGTTTTACTCTAATTTAGATTTAAATAAAATATCAAAAGAAGAAATAACTAAAAAGGCTGAATATATTAAAGAAAAGCTTAGACTTCAAGGGTGTACCGAACTTGATATTAGGGAGTATGATTATAATAAAATAATAAGTCTTAATGCAGGTGGGTTTGAAGAAGTTCAGCCTGTATTTAAGGTATTGGAATACTATTATATATTTTCTGGAGATGATAAATAATGCTAAATGGAACAATGCTTGGAGATAGTTTAGATATAATGAAATGGAGAATAAGTGTTACTTTGAATAAATTAGAGTTAATTGATTCAGAATATGAAGAAACTTCAGACTTTAAAGATCTTGAGCTGTATTATTTTAAAAGAACTTTAGATGTAGTAGCAGAATATAATAAACCATATTTTGATGATATGAGTAAAACTAGTAGAAGATATATGGAATTCTTAATATTTAAAATTGAATCAAATATTAAATTAATTGGTACTATGAGAAATTATAACTATATTTATAAAGATGAACTTACTAAGCATTCGATGATGTGTATGGTAGCAGAATGTAAAGCTTTAAAAAATCTATTAGAAGTTTTTATAGATAATACTACAGAAGATAACTACATAGATAATAAGAAAAGTAAGTATGAGGATATAATTGAATGGTGTGATAAGCAACATCTAATGGGTAAAGAAACAAGAACTAAACATATTCTAGAAAAAGTTAAAGAATTTGGATTAACTGCAGAAATAATGAAAGACATTAAAATTCCTTATCATTCTGAATTTAGAAAGTTTGGTGATGATATGAATGATTTATTAGAAATACAACCAGTTTATAAATTAATATATAAAACTAATTTATCAGATTAGTTAGTATTTGGGATAATATGATTTTATATTATATTATCCCGATTTTTTATTTTTTTTTGTTAATTTTTATAAAATCCAAGAGTATACGAAGGAATCACGAGATAGCGTTTTAACGATTACATATACTAATATAGATAAATAAGGAATATATAATATTAGGCGATGTTATATATTTCAAATAAAATATAAAGGAGGTCTCAAAATGAGATTAAAAGGAATTATTGGTACAGGATTAGTTATGGTAGGTTCAGGAATGGCAGGTTTTGGATTTGGTAAAAGAGATACTAAATTGGCATGTTTAGGTACATTTGTAATGGGATTAGGAACATTATTCATAACAGATGATCATGCAGATGTTATAAATCATAATGTTAAAATTATGAGTGAAATAGGTGATGTTGTTAATGACCATGAAGCTCGTTTAAAACAAATGGAAAACAAATAAGGTTTAAAAGGAATAAGGATATTTGAAATATAATATCCTTATTTCAAATTTGATAGTTAAAAAATAAGAATAAACGGAGGAATAGAATATGAAGTTTAAAAATTTTGAAGAATTTAAGGAATGGTTTGAAAATGTAACTAGAGATCTAGAAGCTAATAGAATTTTAAATGATGTAGTTATTAACTTAGATGTGTTTGGTCCTAAGAAAAACATTGTTGATGATGTAGAATTTAGTATTAAAGGTAATTATACTAATGATATCATTAAAAGTGTATATGAAAATGCTGTTGATCATGATCAAAAACTTATTGAAGTATACATTGAAAAACTTAGAACAGGAAGTTATAAAGATTATGAAGTTACTATTGGATGTCTAATAGGATTCATAACATGCATTTACAATAATTACTTCATTTTAGAAGTAGCTAGTAATAAATAATTAGAAAATGCGAGGGAAATTAAACAGTAGTTTCCCTCTTTTATATTTAAATAATAAAATTTTAATTTGAGAAGGAGAATGATTAAGTATGAGAAAAATAGATATATTAATGAAAGAAATAGATGAATTAAAGGTTGATTTTGAAAATAAAATAGATAAAATGGATATCAATAATTGGAATACAGAAAGTCTTATCAATTCAATAGTTGCATATTATGAATGTAGCGATGATATTCCAACAGCATCAAGAGCATTTTGGGCAGAGGATAGTATCAGAAAAAATCTGTCTGAAAAAGAAAAAATAGAACTATTTAATAAAGCTAAATCAATAGATGGATCTTTAGTATGGTATGGTTGGGATTTCGATAAAAAATATATCGATTTCAAACAATTCAATAATAATTATGATAAAATGATAGAAGAAATTGAAAGTTATAAGGATTCAATGATTCATAATTATAATTCATATATTAATTTTGAAGAATTAGACGGTTTGGATAAAGCTGTTAGAAATTACAAGATGATTCAAATAATTAAAAATGGATACGATATATTCATGAAGAATGAAAGAGCTGCTAGAACTACTAAATTATACAGAGCTATTCAAAATGCTAAACAAAAAGAGTTCACAGGAGATGAATTTATTGATAATTTATTAAATGAATTCTATTCTTCTGATTGGGATAATTGTAGAAGCTATTTGAACAGAAGACCATTATTTATAATGGAAGAAATAGCTAGTTATCTTAATGATAGAATCAATAAAATAAAACCTATTTTTGAATACAGACACTATGATATATATCCTGGAAATGATGAAGATATGTTGATTATAGGCAGAGCAATTCAACATATGAGTGGAACATTTGTAGGTAAAATATGGCAATATGATGACCCTGAATTCTGTAACAGAGTAGGTTCTGTATTTAAATACTTATTGTCTGAAGTAGAAAAACTTAAAAATACAAAAGATAAGAATAGTATCAATTACAAATGTGATTGGTATAAATTAAATAAACTATTCTATATATTTTACTAATATGTCAGAAATTACGGGGGAAGATAAAATCTAATAAATATCTTCTCCCATTTTAACATAATAAAATTTAGGAGGATTAAAATGAAAAAAGCAAAAGAAATATTAAAGGAAATGGAATTTAAGAATTGGCAAGAATTAAGAGATTTTATAGTAAACACTTTATCAGAAAAATATGGAAGTGGTACATTGTATCATGACATAGAAAAATTTGATAATACTGATGATAAGTTGAATTATTATATCAAATCTGAAATAATATTCTTCTTAGATGTTTATAGGAAGAATGTATATCCAAATCATAGGTATGGAAAGCCTAATGATTATGCTGCTGCATCTGTGGGATCTACATTACAAGATGACATTAGGAATATTAAAAATAAATTAGAAGATAAAAATATATATCCAGCAGTTTCAATGCTATTGGAAAGAATTCAAGAAGCTTATGAATGTTATCAGTTTCTTGAAACTTTAGCAGAATTAGAAGGAGATGATCAATAATGAAGATAAAGAAATTAATAAAAAATAATACATTTGGAATATTTAACCATAAAACAGTACGTCCATCAGCGTACTATGAAATTTATGGAATAAATCAATTATCTGCCTGTGATAGATCAGGTAGTTATGACTCATTTGACTTCGTTGGTAATATTAAAGAAGTCAATGAATATGAAAAACGTTGGTGCTCAAAAGGTACCAACGGATTTGCGCTATTAGGTTTAGAGATTAAAAGAGGATTCATAAACCAATCCTCTATAATCTGTAATTAGATTCGAGGTGATAATATGTTTATCTCTGATCTAGCTTATATGGTAATGAAACCTATAACACGGGGAGTAACTACTATAGCAAAAAATACTTCAGAAGTTATCTCTGATTCTGATGTAGGTAAATATTTATTAGGAGGCATAGTAGTGATTGGTGGTATTATCTATTTAACTCAAAAGGATGATACCACATCCATTTATAATAAGGATTAAAATTTTAAGGAGGTACTATTATGAAATTTGATTGGAAATTATTTAAAGATGTACTTAAACCTACATCCAATGCTAGTATAATTGGAGGTATACTTATTGCGGCGGCTGGTAAGTATACTAATGATAAAAGTAGCCAAATAGCAGGAGCATTCCTAGTTGGTGTTGGGCTAATGATAAAAGGAATTTATACTTATAAATTAAAACAAGAGGAGGAAAAATAAAATGAGCATATTAAGAAGTATCAGTAAAGGTTCACTATTTATAGCCGGATCTGGATGTTTAATAGCATCTGGTTACTGTATTACAATGGCAGCTGGATTTAAAAATAAAAAGTATCTAGTTGCCGGAATGGCAATTGGTGTATTAGGTAGTGTATGTTTAAATACCGCTGCAACTATGGATAAGAATGATGCTATTGATCAAGTTAATAATCATCTATTGAAAAATGATATTGGTTCTATCAATAAGGAGGAAATATAAATGAGTATATTGAGAAATGTAGGAAAATTGACTCTATTCTTTGTAGGGTCAACATCAGCTGTATTAGCTGGTGCATGTGTACAAAGCTACAAAACTACTGGTAGTAAAAAGTCACTAGCAGTAGGATTTGGATTAGGTGCATTAGCCGGGTTATGTATTGGTGGATCTGCTGCTATGGATAGAACTGATACTATCAATAAAACAGTTGATCAAGTTAATGATAATCTATTAAGAAATGGTATATGAACCATAAAAAAGGAGGATCTAATATGAAATATGTATACGAATATGATGCAGCTGGTAACATCATAAAAGCAACTGCATCAGGAATAGGAATAATAGGTATAGCAGTAATATGCTATGCAGCTTATAAAATTACAGATCGAATTTGTAAATCTGTAAATAAAGATAAAAAATAAAGATAAATAAAAACTTAACCCCAATATAGAATTATATCTATATTGGGGTATGTTTATTTTTTATTTTATTATAAAATAGGAACTATCTATTTTATATAAATTTATCACCTCAAGAAAGGAGGTGGTTTAATGAGCTTTAATTATTATGAATCTATTAAAGAGAAATTCATAAGATTCTTTGATAAGTTTATTATTAATAGTTCTAGTAACTGTGATAATAAATTTAAATTAGAACAAGAATTTCTTGATAATATGATTAATGATATAGAGAAAGATTTAGAGAATGATAAAAATAATCCAGATGTTTTACGCGCATTGGATTATATCAATTCTCAAAAATCTACAAGTATATCTCTATATCAAATCTAATAATAAATATAGAGTAGATAGTTCCTACTCTATACTACATTTATAACTTGTTTTAAATTTCCATACTGGACTTTTGTTATTCAGATGGTTTATATTTTAGTATATGTGCTATCAACAGCTACATCTTCATATACTGCTAAATCTGGAACTGAAATTGTGATTTTCTTATCCATAATTCTTTTTATTACTTCTTCAAATAAACCTTGTTGAACTTGGTCTGGTTTTACATTTTTATTAATATAAGGTTTAAGTTTTACATTAAAGAATACTCTAGTAAGTTCTGGAGCTTCTTCTCTACTAGTTCTAATAGGATTAGCAAATTCAAACTTAATAAAATCACTCATATTATTTAAAAATGGTCCATAAAATAATTGATTTTTATAAGTATGATCTATAAAACATAATCTTCTATATAAATTAGTTAATGCTGTTCTAAACCAACTAAAATATTCTTCTTCCTCTGGATTATTGAAGAATCCTGGATCTATACCGAAATTTCTAAGTATTTTACCATTATATAAAATAGTTTCTTTATATGTTATAGGTTTATACTCGTTAAATAATTTCTTTATATAAGAATATTTTTCTGGAATAAATGAAGCATTTTCTAATAATTTGATATCATATAATTCTGTAAATATTCCATCGCAATCTCTTGGCGTAATTCCATTTTTAATTCCAGCTTCCAAAGTAATAATAACTCTATTACCAGGATTAGGAACATTTCCATATTCTACAACTTTTTCAAATTCATCAACTTGTTCATATATATTTTCTGCTAAATTATAATCACTTTTATCAGTAAATTTAAAGTAAGAGAAACCTACATTTTCACCATGTAATCCAAATACTTCGTTATCATGACCAGTTAAGTTGAATTTATGATATATTACATCATCTTTTGTATTTAAAACATCAAATCTTAAAATTTCTATACTATCATCAAAGCATTTTAAGTATCCCTTAATAAATTGTTTTACTTTTTGTATATCGAGTTCTCTAGACAATTTATCTTTACTATAAATAAATACTCCTATTTCAGTATATTCTTCTTTCATTATTTGAGATTTAATAAATCCATAATCCACTTTATTAAAGATGTTAAGAACTTTATCAAGATAACTTTCATCTGTCATTTTAATAACTACACTAAACCCACACCTAGATGTATTATAAACTGCATTTTCTCTAATTGGTTCATTATAAAGTCTAAGAAGTCTACCAATAGAAACATCTTTAACAGATCTACTAGAAATATCATCAATAGTATTTTCATATACTTTTCTAACTAGTTTCTTTCTATAAATATCTTCATTATCTTCCATCATTACTTGTGCTTCATAATATGGAATATCTGATTCTATTGTAAACGTTTCTGTTTTAAACTTAGATTCATATTTATTTGGAGTATAAATATAATATTTAGCTATATAATCATTTATAGTTCCAATATTAAATGCAGTTCTATTATGTCCTTTATTTTCATAATCTTCAACTTTTATTGATTTAATAATAAAATATCTAAAGTTTATATTAAATTGGTTATTATTAGCAAAGTTCGGATCATTTGGTCTCATATTTGGATCTGGAAATATTACCACATTAGTAGGTTCAAAAAAGTCTAGATTATTTTTAAAATTATAATTATAAAATGAAACTATTCCGTATTCTACTTCAAATTTAAATATAGTTTTAATCAACCCTTTCATATTGAACCTTCTTTCTATCAAGATTTACACATCCTTCAAATACAACATTTTCACATAGATCTTTTAATTTATTAATAATTTCATCAAAATATTCAGGTTTTGGAACTTCTTGTGTTTTAATTGTTACAGTATACATTACATGACTACGGATATCACCAAAGTAAATAGTAGCGCCAGTTCCATCACTTCTTAATCCATTTAATATATAATATCTAAAGTCTCTATCTAAATTTACATTAAGTAGTGGAGCTAATCCAACATATCTTAATGCTTTTCTAATTATAGAAATTAAGTTTGTAGGTGCTTCTATTAATGATTCATCCCCTACTATAACTGTTTCTCTAGTTTCAGAATCAAGACCAAATACAGTCTTATAAGCTTTCATATAATCTAATACAGCATCTATATCTTTATTACCAGTCTTTTCAGTAATGTTAGTTACAGTAGTAACAAGTTCACCATCTTCAACTTTTTCTTGATACTCAAATACTAAATTTAATTCAATATGTTCAGTAGTCCCAAATCTTTTAGCGTCTCTTCTTTCATTAATATATTTTAATGCTTCTTCCATAAAGTTTTGCTCCTTTTTAAACAACTCGTCAATATTATAATTTACACAATTTTTATCAAATTGGTAATTATCTATACCAGTAATATTATAGTCCATTTTAATTGGTTCATATGTTAATCTATAGTCTATATCTATAATATAATCATCATCATTAAACGGAATCTTTCTACTAGCTTCTTTAAGATAAGATTTTTCTAAATCCTCAATAGTTTTAGCACTTTTAATTATATTACTCCACCAAGGGAATGGTCTTATATTTACAACTTCTATTACAGCTTTATTTCCTCTATTTTCAATTTTATTTATAAATGTTTGCTCATCAGATGCAGTATCTCTTAAAATATCAGCAGCTACATCAAAATGCTTTTTATATCCTTTGATTCTAAATCTAGTTACGATATTAGGAGAATCATTATTATAAATAACATTTGAATCTATATGACTAAGATTACTTAAACTAATTATACGAGCTAGGGAAGTCATTGGATGTAAATCGTCAACTTTAAGATATTCATTTAATTCTCCATATTTAGAATTTCCATTAAGTTCTCTATAGATATATCTAAGCATAAGTTTATCTATAATTTTTGGAAGTTCTCTATCGTCTTTACTACTATCATTCCAGATATATTCATCTTTACCAAGTATATCTATAATTTCACTAATATTTCTATCAAAGTAGAATCCTCTAGTAAATACTATAAAATCATCAGCAGTTTGCTCTTCTACTATAAGATTTCTATAAATATGATCTTTTAACCAATTTAAGGTAATACGAGCTTTATCTACTGGATATAATCCAAGTTCATTATTAATTCCATCATTTTTACAATATATATGAGGTTCTCTGTATACAAATTTACATACTATAGTATCTCCTTCTATTCTAGATGGGAATAATGTAAAAAATTCATTAAAATAGTTATATTCAACTAGATTTTTCCATACTTGTTGTGCATCATCTGTTTTAATTCTTAATAAACCATATCCCATATTATAAATAAGTGATGATTTTACATATTTATGGTCATGTGGTAAAATATTTACATTAGTATATTTAGTTAATTCTTGTTCTAATTTATTCTTCATCTTTAACATCTACTCCTTTTTCTATTATATCTAGAAACTCTAAAAATCTAGGTGTAGTTTTTTCATAATTAATAAAGTTCATCAATTCACCATTAGCATCTTTCATAAAATCAGCATAATTAGTTATATTAAATCCAACTAATGATTTAAAATTATATCCATCAACTAGTTCATAAGTGGCAACTTTACCCCATTCTTTAGTTTCTTTGTTATATGCTTCTATTAAACCTTTACTAATTCTAAAAGTAAAATGTTCCGTATAAAAGAAAATATAATGCTTCATATTCTCCTCCTGTTCAAATAATTTATAAAATTCTTTAAATCTTTCTTTATTCTTTTGTAAATAAATATGCCAATAGCTTTGTACTGTATTTTGGTTCCAATTTTTAGAATGTTTCATCATTTCATCTAGAGTAAAAGGGTCACCGTTTTTGTGGTGACTTGGTAATTCTTTATATAATTTATTATATTTACCTATTAAATAAATCATTCTATAAGTCATTCTATCTGGTTCAAATCTAAATATGAACTTATCATAAAATACATAAGCATATTTCATAATAACCTCCTAAATCATACATAATGTTAGATATATTCCATCAGCTTTAGTAGTACCGAATAACACTGCAAGTGATATTTTTTCAAATAAATCATTTTCTACTACATCTGATTCTTTACCTTTCCATATAAGTCTTGCTATTATTCTAATACTTTGCTTAAATCTAGTTATTATAGCACGTTTTTGCATTAATGTGTTTTGATTTGCTTGTATCATATTTTGTAATGTTTGTAATGTAGTCCATTCATCAATAAATGTTAACATTTCTTTTAACATATTTAATTCATGTCCTTCAATCTTCTTCTTTTCATATCTTCCTTCAACTATTTCTTTTATATAGTTTTTAGCTTGATTTATTGTATATTGTTCTGCTTTATCCCATTCATCTTTTCTATCAACTGGAACTTCAGATTTTTTATTAAATTCTTTCATAATAGGTGGAAGACTAAGTTCAATTCCAAACATTTCTATAAGAATATTAAGAACATTTTTACACATAATATAGTAGTTATTAGCTTGTATATTATAGGTTTCCAAACTAGTTTCAGCAATTTCTTCTAATAATTTATTAAATTCATTATCACTTAAGCTTCTAACTTCTGCTATTATTTTATTTAATAAACTATACATCTTCTCATTTATTCCATTATCTGAACTAAATATTTTTTGCTCTTGTACTTGTTCAAGTGTAAGGTTTTCTTTCATTATTTTCTTTATACTATATAATATAGAAAGAACTATTTTAGTATGTTGAATATGTTGCATTTCTTTAGAGTTACCACTAAATACTCTAGTTTTTATATCCGATAATATTTGATATTCTTTTTGGCTAGCTTTAAATCTAGCTTCTGCATTATCATATCTCTTTAATGGAATATCTAAAGAATTATCCGCTTCCACCACTGCTCTACCAGATCTTTCTGCTTTTCTTACTTCATTTTCAGCTTTTCTAAGATCTTCTTTAGCAGAATCTAATTCTTTTCTAAGAGAATTCATAGCTTCTTTCTTTTTAGCAACTACAGTTTGCATTTTAGAATATATTTCATCTTGTACTTTCTTAGGAATACCGTCTTTATAAATATCTGTAACGAATATATTATGGATTATTCCAAATATCTTTACAATATTTTTCTTAAGTTCTGGAATTTCTAGATCAGGATCATCTACACTAAAACTTCCTCTATCAGATATCTTAGCAAATACATCATCCATTTGTACTGTAGTTAATGTTTGGTCATTTTTAAATGCTTCTTTATTAGCTTCTGCTATTTCTTTTACTTTATCATATAGAGGACCAAGTTCTAAAACTTGGTCTTCCATTTCTATATTTTTGATATCTTCCATTATTATTCACCTCTATTCATAGGATCTTCACTTACATTTGCAATTTCTTCTGGTACTTCTGGTGTTGGATCTGCTTCTATTTTACCAGCTGCTATATATTCATCATGTATAAGTTCTCTTATTGTATATACCGCAGTAGATATATTTTGATCTTTTACTCTAAGTATAGGATTTATAAAGCTAATAGTTTGAATATTAGCGGCTATACAAGAAATATATCTACAAACTGTTTCATCTGTAATTCTATTTCCTAAAAGTTCAGATAATACTTCATTATATAAATTATATATTAACATAAAAGAGCTATCTTCTCTAAGTTTTTCCATTGTATTAGCTTCATCATGCAATTTACTTGACTGAGTTACTAATGCACAAAGAATACTTTCTGGTAAGTTTACTGTACTAGGTATTAATTGAGTAGTATTGATAGTTTTAGATGGATCTCTAGGATCTTGCATAGGAACTTCTATTTCTCCTACGTGGTTCTTTCTCATAAATTTATCAATAGCAAGTTTAATATTATTAATTAATATTTTAACATCATTACTTAATAAGTTTAAATTTATTCCTTCAAGATTATCTCTACCAATTATAGCTTTAAGAATAGTATCTAAGAATTCTGTATTATTAAAGTCTTCTGCGGCCATATTTTCTATAGCATCGTGTACTTTAGAAGGAGTGTTTTTTCTAAATTCTTCTTTAAGTTCTTCAAGACCTTCTGGAACTACAAGAACCCCATCTTCTGGTCTAGAAATCATTTTAATAGCTATAGTATCCACTTCTTTTTGGAACCATTCTTGGAATTCTGTTAAGAATATAGTTTGATTATCTTCTGTAGGTTCTATTTTCTTTACATGATTTGCCCAGAAGTCAAATGATAATCTACTATTGCCAAGTTGAATAACAGCATCACTAATAAGATCTATAGTACCGTCATCGTCAGTTTTCATATCAATAATATCTAACATATTTTGAATGAATCTTTGTATTACTATTCTATTAGCATCTGTAAGATCATATGCAATTAGGTTTACATCTCCAAATGTAACCCCTTCTACATTAAGACCTAAGTCATTAAATGCTTCTACGTTATTTATATTATTTCTTAAATAGTCAAGAGTTTCTCCTATTTGTAATCCATTAGTTCTTACTACTTCTAATAATACTTTAATATTAAGTAAATCTGCTAAATATATAGCGTTTGTAGATTCATCTTTATTAAGAGATTCTATAACTTGGTCTACTTTTTCATTTATTTGATCTTTAATATTTTCATATTGACTTCTAATTCCAACTGCTGGCGATAAAAGTCCGATTCCTTTAAGTAAAATATTTTGTCTTTTTTGTATATGTAACATATATTCCTCCTATAATAATTCATCTTTAATTTTATTTTCTAATACTTCAGCTTTAACTTCTTCATTTGATTCATATTCTTCTGGGGTTATACCTTTAACTTCAAAAGTATCTCTATAAACTACATCTCTCATTGATGGTAAATCTTTATTAGTATGTAAATTCAATCTATTTTCTCTTTTATTAATTTGTATACTAAAGTCATTATTAATTGCATAATATGGCATAGATTTATTTAATCCTATGATTTCTTCAAATTCACTTATAGTATTAACTCTAATACGTTTTAATCTCATCATATCAAATGCAATTGTAAGAGCTCCAAAGAATACATCTCTAGTAGTTCTAGCAGCTTCAAGTATATTTCTTCTCCATTCACCATCATTTACATTAAATACATCAAGTAAATCTCTATGTGATCTAGGGTATTCATAGATATTTTCAACCCAATCATATCTATCTATATAAGTATACATTTCTTCATATGCAGTTATAATACTTCTAGCCATTTCTCTAGTAATATCGTCATATCTTTTCTTATACGCTGGACTACAATCTTTAAATTGAGCTTCTAATACTTTATCTAAGAATTCAAGAAATTCATGTCTTTTCTTTAAGAAAAATGTATTTGCACCTGGCATTACTCCATAGTTATGACCTGATTGAAATACTCCAAGAACATCTTCAAATAAACTCATAAGAAGTTCATATTCATCATCACTTCTACTTATTATCTTAGTATTTAAGAAAAGTCCACAGAATCTATTAAGTCTTTCAACTATACTATCATCTATTATAGCATTACTACTATAAGCTTTCTTCATACCTTCAAGTTTTTCTTTATATTCGTTTATTTTATCCATCTGGTCTTTATTTGTAGGAGCAAGTAATATATAACTTCCATCATATGATGTTCTTATAAGTATTTCTTTACCATCTACTATATGAGAAGATGGTTCTAACTCCAATTCTTTATCATCTTTATATCTTATATTAGCGCTAACAGAAAGATCTACTGCATTACTAAATTCTGGTTTAGTATAATGGAATTCCCAATCAGATTTTTCTTTATTATACACAACCTTAGGGAAGAATTGTAATATTTCAGGATTTTCATTCTTATCTCTAGGTAATACACTTCCATCTGATGTTTTTCTAAGTTCAGAACCATGTACACCTATATAACGGTCTATATCTGTAATATTGAACTTAGTTTTACCAAATACTTCCATAATATCATTATAGAATATAGTATTATTTTCAGTATTATAAGCAAGCATAATCTTTGGTTTAATATTAAGTTTCAATACTTGCCCATTTACAGTATTCATAACATCAATACCTTCTATATGTATTTTCTTATAGAAATGTTCCATATATTGAGGAGTTCTAGTTACAAATATAACAGGAGCATCTAAATTATATTTACCATCGAATAAGAATGTACCATTTGGCATTGTAGTACCGCATAATAAGTTCAACCATTTTTCGAATTTATTCATAAATATTTCAGCATTTTCAGGTCTTACAAATCCATCCATAGTAAATACGAATGATTTATGATCTTCAAACCCACCAGATATATTTTGTGATAAATGTCCGCCTTTAAGTTGTATTCCAGTATCTACTTTAAGTTTTATAGCAGGATCCCCCACTTCAGATTCTGGAGCACTTAAGAACATATTATTAATATCATAGCCATTTTCTTCACATTCATCTATTATTCTAGCGAATTCTGCTACACATGGATGATTTTCTGTTGTAGTTTTAAGAGCATCTATTAAGAATTCTTTACCAGACTTATCTCCTATCATAAGATATTTAGCATCTTCATATATAGGAGTTCTATAATCATCTATAAGTTTAGTACCTACGAATTTTAATACTTCTTCCATTTCTTTCATTATAGTAGATGGTATTTTCTTATAATCATATGCATCATTACCATTTATTAGCATATTCTTAGTCATAATACTAGCAAGCATTGCTAAAGATGTAGTACCGTCTCTAGATGTTTTATCTTCATAACCACTAATAAATTTAGTGATTTGTTGTATTGCTTTCATTATAGTTACTGCATAATGTGAACGGAATGCAATTTGTTGGAAAAATCTATGCCCGTCCTTAGATTTTATATATGTCGCATCTTCTGGACTTGGTTGTTTTCCTGGAACTGGTATATATTTTAGTGTCCCATAAATACCACCATATGGTCCAAATACATCCTTTGCCATGTCTGTGATAGTATCCATTACATATATTTTTACTGCATCACTTAAATTTGCAAAATTACTATTCATTACACTTGGTTTACGAACATTTTCATCTAGAGAACTATGTTCTTTTATCATTTCAGATAATACTTCTCTATTATGTTCAAATGCAAATCCTAATGTAGAAATGTCTTTATTATTGCTCATTTAATACCTCCTTTATATTATTAAATTATTATACAAATTTTACAGCGAATTGTCCAAAATTCGTCAAAAAACAATCCATCTGTTTAAAATATTACTTATATTATAAGGTAAATAAGCTATTTTTAACTATATTTTTAATTTGCGGGAAAATATTTTTAAGAATCTAGTTTAGTTATCAATTAATATGAATAATATAATAATTTAATTAAATTATTAATGGTTTGAAGGAAAAGAATCTATCTAAAACTAGTAAAAGATTGATTCTAAAAATGATTAACCTGAAAAGGAGGAAATATGTCAGAAGTGAATTTAAGCGTAAGAAGTAAAACTATTCCTACGAGCTTTATAGCTGGTAGCATGAACGCTTTACCATTCTCATCTACAGTTGTAACTATTCTAGATAAGACTGAAAGACCTCTTCCTAGAGTAAACACAGCACAATACTCAGTATTCCAACCTATTTTCTCACCTAAAGGTGTTACAAACGAAGTAGTTTATATTACAGGACAAGACGTATTAAATAAATACAATGACTTATTTGGTAAACCAAATACAGTTTTATATGGTCCTGGAGCTACTTACATATGGCAAGCTGTTCGTGGTGGATTTAATGCTGGTGTTGTAAATGTAAGACCAGCTGATGCTACATACGCAAACTTTTTTGTTAATTTCATGATTCAAAAATCTGATAAGAAGCAAAAACTTTTCGTAAGAAAATACGCTAAATGGGCACCTGTTGGTGGAATAACACCTGGAGCATATGAAAATAGAGATAATTCTGTTAAATATGGATATCACTTTGCTTTAGTACCTGCAGGAGCAGATGCTGAAACTATAAAGAAAGCTAAAGCTAGCATAGGAACACTTGCATCTGGTAACCCAGAAGATGACCCTGATATTAAAGAAATAACTTTAGATACTTTTGATTTTGGATTTAAATATTTCAATATTACAGGTCTTACTCAAGGTAAATCTGTTCAAGTAGATGGACTTACTGGAATTACTATAGATACAAACTTTGGTGCAATATTAAGTACAAATGCTACTTATCCAAAGAAAAATACTGCTGGTAAATATGAGGATGAAAAAGGTCAAACTCAAATAAATGATGGCGGAAATATGAGAGATCTTAAAATAGGTGAAGCAGCTGAGGTTACTGAAAGTACTGACAGAACTGAAGTGCACCCTAACACTAAAGGTCTTAAGGTTCCATTTAATATGGATGCTAAAATGGTATTAAGTTTACCTGTATTCGGACTTGTATATAGAGGAGCGGGAGAATATGGAAACGTATTCTATGCAGACTTTAGCACAAAATCAAGTCCTCTTCCAATAGATAGAAATTATCCTTATTTCAAATGTGAGGTTAGAGAAAATAATATAAAATCAGAACATATGTTCGACTTTACATTATTCGCTATTGGAGATCAAAATGGTGGAAGTTTAAACTATAACTTCGCTGATAGAGCTACTAGAGCTTGTAGAAAGACTTGGACAGAAACTAATAATACTAAAACATTTACTCCATATTTAGTAAATAGAACTAATGCATTAAGTATAGAAACTGGACTTAAAACATTCTTTACTAAACTTAGAGAAACTTTCTTAGCTAAAATTAAAGCTGAATTTACAAGTGATAGTGAACTTGATACTTTATTAGGAGATGCTCCTACTACAGATATCGATACTATTAAGAACTTTAATACTGTATTAGCTGAAATAAATGCTTTAGAAGAAGACTTCAAGAGAAATAAAGACGTTATTAAGAAAAAGACTATAGAAACTCCATTTAGTAGAATAGCTCCATGGGAATTAAATCCAATTGATGATATAAGACATACTTATAGAAGAAAGACTGTTCCTGGAATTAACTTACTAAATCTTCCTAAGAGATTATACTTTGCAGGAGGAACATACGGAAGCTTAGCTCCAATAGTTGGGGAAGAAGAATTTGACTTCTATACTACTGTTTATAATCCATATGCAGTTACTGCAGAAGAAAAGAAAGCAGAAGAAGATGCAATAAAACACGGACAACGTGGAACATATAGAATCTGGTTAGAACTTTATAAAGATGTATTCTTAGGAAACATCGACGATGCTATATTTGACCCTACAATAGTAAAAGATTGTATAGTATTCGGTGAAGGATATCCAGAAGAACTTCAAAGGGTTGTATCTAGACTTGTTCAATACAAGGAAGACTTCGTTCACAAAGAAAAAGTTAGACCTGACTGGACATACATTAGAACACCTGATGAAACAGTTGTAAGAAATATGAATGACGCTATTGCATGGGCTCATGATATTCTTGGAGATTTTAAAGAAAAGAATATAGGAATGCACCCTGTAATTGGTAGCTGGATGTTTACTGATCCTACAACTGGAGGAAGCTATAGATATAGTGGATTCTTTGAATATCTTGGAGAATCATCTAGTCTTGCTTCATACTTATTAAGTGGAACTAGTAACTCATTTGCTTCTGGAGATTATTCTAAGATATTTGGTGGTGCCGATGACTCTCAAGAATTAATCCCTAGAACAAGTGACCAAAAGACAGACTTAGTAAAAGCTGACGTTATGTATTATAGAAGAAGATCTGATGGAAGATACGCTCTTGGTGAAGATCTTGGATATAATCCTGGAATGCTTTCTGGTCTTAAAAATATAGGTTCTTGTATACATTTCAACAGAATCTTAAATGAAGCTCAATGTTTCATGATAGATAATGTTATATCTAATACAGATAGAGACTCTCTAGACTTACTTCAAAAAGGTATAGAAAAGAGAATAGCTCCTTATACTAAACACTTTAATAATAGAGTAGTAGTAGAAGTAAAAGTATCAGAAGAAGAAAATGAACAAGAAAACTCAGTAATTTTAGTAGAAATTAGTGTAACTGGACATGAATATAGTAGAAATAACAGACTTGCTATGATTATGACTAGTGATAAGACTAATGCGGCTTAGGAGGAGATGACAAATGGCTACAAATAATTCAATGTATTTAGCTGGGCACCTAAGTCAAGAAAGTATTACTAATGGTAGCTGGTTCGTAAATAATTACTGGACTAAAGGTAAAACTGGAAGAAAATCATTAGTATCATGCGAATATCTTGACCCTAGCAAGGATAGTTTAATAGGACTTACATTGGTAGATAAGAGCTTATTTATCTTGATTCCTACATATTATCCTGAAATATATACAGATGTTCCGTCTGGAGATATATTAAAGAAGAGCTTTAAAGCTTATTGGAACTATATTTGTCAAACTTGTAGAGCAGTTGATGGAATTCCTGATTTAGCATTGGATATTCAAAGACCAGTGTTTAAATCTGCATTCTTTAGTCTTCCATTATGTACTACTTTACAAAACCCTGTGGAAGAAATAACTTTGACAATTCCTGCCGAATTAAGTAACTACTTTATTATAAAACAAACTAGACACTGGATGAACGCAATCAGTGACGAGTACAGTAAAGCAGCTACTTATAATGGACTTGAAACAGAGTTTAATAACTTCTCACACAGTGCTGGAATGGCTTATATAAAACCTAATAAGACATTTGATAGAGTTGAATATGGTGCATTATTCTTCTTAATGATACCAAAACAAGCTCCAACAAGTAACTTTAACGCGGATGCTACAGCTGCTGGTGTTATAGAAATGAGTATTCCATTCAACGTTGCAATGGTAGACGATAGAAATATCAGAGTAAGAGAATTACTTCAAAGCTTATTAATTAGTTATAGAACATATGTAGTACTTGATAGTACATTGTATGGATTAACTAAAAATACAGCATTGGATACTGTTGACGAATTGATTAAGAGAGAAATATTCAATAACATGATGCCAACTGCATAGATATTTAAAGGTATAAAATAAATTTACCCCAAATATAGATATAATTCTATATTTGGGGTATTATTTTTATTTACCGATACAAAGGAAAGCATAATTAGACTTTTATTACAATTTATGATAGCTATCAACATAATCTCAATAAAGTTACTATATTAGAAATAAATTATCTAATATCGGTAGCGAGCTAAGTAAAAATACTTTAGCGAATTTAGATAATTATTTTCTAACATTAAAGTGGCTTAATGCTAAAAGAATTATTCTTTTAATGAGTGTCTTCTCCCACTCATTATTCTTTCCTTTGTACGGTGGTTTTGTTAAAAATATTATAAGAATATACGAAGGAATCACGAGATAGCCATTTAATAGTTACATATACTAATATAGATATATAAGAAATTATACTGTGAATATAATTTTAAAACTTCATATATCTAAGGTGGTGTAATCATGTTGAAGTCTATTGACTATTATGCTACTATCATTAATGATTATGATAATAAAGATTTAATATCTTGTAATTATAATCATAACCAGCATAGTATAAATATGTACTGCTATCTTAAAGATTTGTATAATTCATTAAAATCTGAATTTGATATATTTAAAGATCATATTGAAACTTTAAATTATATTGAAAGAAGATTATCGGATGCACAATCTGAAATGAATTTTAGAAATCGTATACCGATAGCAGCATAATAAAACTATGCAAACACTTTTTGAGAGGTAGTGTATAAAGAACCTCTTTTATTCCTTCGTATACGTTTTTCTTGTTAATTTTTAATCACTATTCTTAATTTACTGACAATTACATATAATAAAGTGAATATACAAATGTATATTTAATATAATATAAGGAGGTTACATACATGAATGTAGCATTAGAAAATGAAATTATGGGACTTGTGCAAGGATATTTTGCACCATTGGTAGGAAGAGGAACTTCTAAAGGTATGCTTGGAAAGATTTATTCTGCAAATGTTTTAAATAATGTATCAATATTAAATGGTATTCAAATTGATGTATTTAAACAACTCGCAGAAAGAACTAGAGGTAGAATTATTATCACTGGTTGCTATTTTGAAGCTGGTTTTAATGAACCTAGTAAGACTCCGTCTAATTTGGATAATGTAGATTATAGAATATCTATTAATTTTAGCTTTGTTATTATATATAATGAGCTTATACCAGGTGGGGGAGCTAGTAAAAATAGTATTAAAAAGGTAATTCCATTTAGTATACCATTCGATATATTAGAAGGAGATCCAACTCCATTGGAAGATGTTGTTTTATATCATGTAAGTCAATAATTCATTAATTACATATGATACACCATCAGTTTTCTAACAAAATCCAATGTAAATTAAACAACAACGGAGGATTTTTCACTATGATTAAAGCAATTAAAGATGATTTTAGGATACTAATAAACGGTAACACACTTCCAGTGTTAGTTGATAATAATATTAGTATTGAATATATTATAGCAGAATTGATTGGAAATATTTTTAAGGTTGAGCTTACTAATGCTGAATCTATGAAAGATATTCTTGAATCTATGAATAAAATGATTATTTTTTGGGATAAAGATACTAAAGTATTAGATACATTAACTATAAACCATTTTGAGTTTGTGGAGGATTTTGACTTAATGTTTAAGTTTAAAAAGTCTAATAGCGATCCATTACCTAGTATAAAATTATGGAGCGCGTATGATTTTCAAGGTATGCAATCTAAAGATATAGAAACATATAATGAAATGATGTCTCATCCATACGTAGTAATAGGACCTCTTAATAAGATAAATCCTACTACGTTTAATGCTATCATGAATGCGTTTCCTATAAATCTTAGAATATTATATGGAGATGATAAACTTGATAGTCCAGAAAATAATAATTACCACAATATGTATTTATCTAATAGTAATGCAGTAATGACTATACCATACTATAGTGGACGTGATATTAAAGAAAAGAAAGTTAACAGTGTTATTGATAAACTAAGAAAACCTAGTTGTAAACTTGCAGATCTTAGTAATGCTGTTATAAAATTTATAGAAACTGAAGCTATAGACACAAGTATAATTATGGATTGTCTCGAAGATGAAGAAACTTTAGTAGTGGTACCACATAGACTTAAAGATGATGTTAATAGTAGACTTATAGAAATAGTAAATGGAAATGATGATCTTAACCTTAAAGTAGGTCAATATGTATATAATACTTATGCATTTAAAGTAGATAAAAATAGTAATCTTGATGGTGTAGAATTTGTAATTGAACCACTTACGAAGATATGGATAGCTAGAATAGTAAGAAAATATGTAAATAGAGGTAATTACTTTGTAGAATGTGATATCCAAGTAAAACATAATGATAAATTAATAGTGGTTCATGGTGTTCAATTTGACTGGTGTTATTATTTGATGCAATTTAATAAGAGTTACCATTTAGAAAACCAAGCAGATTATAATACTGTGGATTATAAGTATTTAAATAGTAATAATAATATATGGAAACCATATGTCCTTAAATGTATTCCATTTAGAGTTACTACTGTAAATTATGCAAAATATAGATATTTTAATAGAGTAATAGCATTTATGGAAACTATAGATAGTTGGATGCTTGAAAGACATCCTACTGATTTATATGGATATGTAGCTAGTTGTATATCAGAAACTATCGTATATAAAGCATATGTATTTGATGATGTAATATAATATAAAGGAGATAGAATAATGGAAAATAAAATTAAATTAATAGAAATAATAGACAGACCTTTAGAATTAGTAGAAAATATAGTAAAAGATATTAGATCTACTAATGGAGAAAAATATAAACATTTATTTAACTCAATGTTAAATGTAGCTATAAATGAATTACACCCAAGTCTAGATGAAGAAACTAGATTTTGTGTAGAAAATTATACTGGGTTAAAACCAGAGATTCAAATATTTAGTAAGAAAATACTTGAATTATCTAATATAAAACTGCTTAAATATTTATCATTATCAGGAGATGGCGGATTAGATTTTGCAGATGAAGTTAATTTTGAAGTTGAAATTGAAGAAAAATATAATTTTACAATCAATGAAGTATTTGATATATCTGATGATATTATGAATACTATAAAAGATTCAGAAAAAAGACATCTTAAATTCATATATATGGTTATAATGATATTCATTCAATCAGAATATGTTAAGAAAGCTAGAGGTTTAGGATCTTCTGCTATAACCACAATAGAAATACCAGAAGAAAAAATAGCTAAATATGATAAACCGTATGCTGCCATAGCTGCAATATGGATATATAAAATGGGTATGATTAAGGGTAGAACTTATGATTTTGATATTATTAGAAAGTTTCCTAGTATTATATGGGAAGCTAAAGTAAAGAATCAAGTATTAGAAGTTGTTAATAATATAGATAATCACAAAATAATTATAGGAATGAGTGATGATTTTAATAGTGATAAGTGTCTATGTTTATCTTTAAATCCAATTAATTCAATAAATAGTGCTTCTGCACTTAATTCATATAAAGACCCAATTTATATAGATATGCTATATATAGCAGAAGAATTAGAGAAAGCATTTAATGAACAGCTAACAAAATATAAAAGAATAGATAAAAGTGTTGTAGATAAACCTGTTTCTTATAATAGATTAAAAGAAACATTAGAAAATGCTATTAAACTTGATAAATTTTCTAAAATGGAAATAGATTTCATTTGGCCATTATTATCATTTGCATTAAGAGATTTATATAAACCGGTAAAATGGGTAAATCTTTTAGATGTTTATGGATCAGAATTTATATATTATCATAAATATAAATGTAGAATGTATGTAAAAAATCTTCATAAAGCTCTTCATAATGAAAGTATAGACCATGCATATGATATAATTGAAAAAATGAACCATAGTGTAATTACAGATGGACCTGACTACTATTATAAAAATATAAATAAATTTTTAGTAGATGTTGCATTATTTACATTAGAGATAGATTTAGATGTTAATAACATTCCAAGACAACCATCTAAAGATAATTATAAAACATTAGAATTTATTAAAGAAACTTATGGACATATTATAGATCAAAAAATTAAAGATATTGTATTGATTAATCATGATTTGACAAATCTATATGTATTTAATATATTAAAACATGATGGTAAATGGAATCTTAATTTAAAAGGAAGTACAGTAGAAGAAATTAATAAAGAACTTAATAATAGTTCAATTAATCTAATTCAAGCTTTAATCTGTAACATTACACTTGCTATTACTAATCTATTAGAATTCCAAAGTAGAAAGACATTATTTAAAGTATTAGTACATGCTGTTAGATATATAAATAAGTATACAAATTTATATCATTTATATGAACCAATTGAAAGTGATTTTGCAAAAGTTATATATGTTGTTAATAAGATTGAACTTAAAGATAATTCTTTACTACAATTTACTACTAAGAAAGGAATACCAAATGATTCATTTAATAAGGTAAATTCTATAATTAATAGTTATAAATTTAATATAGATGATAGTACATTAAAATCATATGAAGCATTGAGAGCATTTAAAGGTAGATATGCAGATATGGGTGAATTATATCAAGTTATTAAGGATATACTATTTATTTATATATGTCTAGTATTCTCAGATTATAGTAATTATGATAAAAATAAACTATTAAGAGGACTTATTATTAACGGTTGTGAGACTAAATGGAAAACTAATGATAGTTTAACAGTTCCAACAATTGACAAAATATGTGATAGTGAGCCTTCTGATATAGCAATGAGATTTACTCCAATGAGTGAAGGAGGAGCACAAGTTAGAGATGCTGAACTTAGAAGACTTGGACATAATCCAGATACTATCCCATTTATAGTTAGATATAAAGAAGATTTAACTAGTGATATGCTTACATATAATAATATACATAAGTATATGAATGAAATTAGAGATAATAAACATATTAATAATACAGATAATATAGAAAAGCATGAGATTACACATGGTGAAGAATATACTATATTAAGTAAGGTTTCTGATGCTAATAGTACGTTAGATAAAATCAGAGATTTATTAGGACATAGTAGTATGGATAAACTTGAAGATATGTGGGTTAAGCAAATATGTTTTGATGATATGACATTTAATAGAAATAATACAGATAGAAAATCTACTAGAAGAGATAGATATCTTGCACTTATGGTAGAACTTGGGGAAATTCTTAAAGAAGATGAATGTTATAAATACTGGAAAAATACAAAACATACATTAGATAATGCTGAATATAAAGAAAGAGCGAAGGAAGAATTTGCTGATTTATTACACTTTGTTATGAGTATCGGTATAGATATATACGACAAAGGTGTAGATGAAATGTATGAGTATTATATTAAAAAACATAATATAAATATAGAAAGACAAACTAAGAACTATTAATGTCTTTATAAGGAGGAGATGGTATGGATGATTATACTACATTAATTCGTGCAAATAGAACGAATGAAGAGTGGGTTGGATTTTTAATATTGAATAAACTTGATGGAGAGAAGTTAAATAATCAAGAAAGAGAGTACATTATCAACTATTTATTAAGTACATCAGATCATACTACAGTAAGAGTATTAGAATTACTTGGTCTTGTAGAAGTAGAAGGAACTTTAAATGTTACTATTGAACAACTTAAAGCATTTAGAGTAAATATGATTCATACAATGGAACGTTTCTATGATGATATGATACTTGATGATAATATTCTTAAGAATGGTATTAAACCTCTTAATAAAGAAATAAGAAAATATTTAAAATTCTGGGACCCTCATGAGTTAGAAAATGAGATTTTGATTACAGAATCATTCGAACAAACTATGACAAAACTAGCTAATAATTTATCTGGAAATATTAATATACCTGATATTTTACCAAATAAATTAATGGATTGTCAAGGTGAACATATTTGTAAGAAAACTGTAGTTGATTTCAGAGTAAAAGAATAATATATAACCCGACTATATGACTATTAATGTTGTATGGTCGGGTTTTATTTTTTTTTGCGTTAAATATATATTGTTTAGTGTAAAAGTCCGTTTTTAACAATGCATTGTATAAAAAGTAAAGGAGGGAATTAAATGTCTGGTAATATAAATTTACGTACAACATTTGGATCTACTGGTGTAATCGAGATATGTTATCTAGTAGAACAGTCAGCTAATGTTTGTAATCCGACATTTGTTGTCTATATTCCGTCTATTATGGGTGGTATTGAAGCTTCTGAGGAAGGGAAGGAAGAAAGTACGGACTTAGGTAAACGTAGTCTTAATAAAAATGGTCTACCTGGTAAGATAAGTTTAGATAGTTGTATAGTTGCTAAAAACTGGACTACATATGGTCATAGATTAGATGGATGGATACCGCATTTTAAAGCCGCTAGAGCCCATATGGCAACAGGTAAATGGACATCAGGTAAAGCTACACTAAGTGGTCCAACTACTGAGGAAGCTGGTCCTAAGATGCATGCTCACGAAACTACAGGTGTACATACTATAAATAACTTAACATGTGAAGATATTACTTTTGATACTATTGATGTATGGAGTAGTACAGAAGTAGATTTTCAAAATATAAATAATAAAGTTATAAAATATGGTCATAAAATGATTGGATGTTTTCCATTAGGTGAGCAGTCTAGTTTTATAATTCTAGGAATAGATGATGTTACTCCTAGATTTAAAAGTGCTGATAATAGAGCTAATGCAGATAGAACAGATGAACAACTTGATGGGGAAAAGAATCCAGAAAACTCTAAAATGACATAAAGGTGGTGAATTATTATGGGAGTTAATGTTGATTTACAGAAAGGACTTCGTTCTTTATTAGTACAACCAATAATACATGCAACAGAAAGTAGTATAGAAAAGGAAGATCCAAAAACATTTAGAGATTTGATCTTTGATGTAAATAATGTAATCGATTTAAGTTTATTTAAATTTGATTCATTTATGTATGATGGAACTGTAGCTAATATATTGAATGATTTCTTTAGTTGGTTGGTAGCTAACCCACAATATTTTAGTAGATTAAATTGTGATATTTATAAGGCTACATATTTTGAATATAAACCAAAAGTCATAAGTAAACATTTATATGGAACTACGGAGCTGTCATATATCATCACATATTTTAATGACATACAACACGAAGCTGAACTCACAAGAGATATGCTAATGACTAAAGGGGTATTATATTTAAATCAAGAGGGATTGCATGCACTAGAAAAAATACTAAGTTTTAAAGAATATATGGAAGCTAATGATGACGAATCATTTAAGCAATGGGAGTTTTAAATATGGAACCGACTATTCAAGTATTAGACAGTAGTCAAGACCATACACTTACGTGGCTACTATATCAATTATTACTAAAACTTAATATGGAGTATGGATGGTTAACTAATATATTTATATATGATATTACTAACTTCTTAGCTAATGATAGGAATAGATATTTCTTAGATATGGGATTATTATCATTTTTATTCTATTATTTATGGAAAGGTAAAATTGATTTAGAGCAAAAAAGTAAATTTAGTTTTAAAATAATGTTCTCTAGTGCAACTTTAGCTTTTATTATTATACAATGGGATTTAGATATGTTCTTATGGGCAACTATATTTACTATTGTATTCTGTTTCATAATTGCAGATATTACTATATTAATTGCAAGAATGATGCAATTTAACATAAGTAAGATAATATTAGTACTTTTAATTATCTACATGTTTTTCTAAGGAGAATAAAAGATATGCCTACAATAAAAAATAAAATAACAGCAGAAGAAATCGAACATATCATCAAAGAGTTTATTACAAAGGGAATGGCTATAGATTTAGCTATGTTTTTCATAACTCAAGATGATATTGAATTTGATGATTTTAAATACTACACATGGGATACTAAGTATAAGAAAGTATTCTATATTTTTTTTAATTATATAAATGCTTATATATGTGAATTTATAGAGAAAGAAAAGTTTGATAATGTTATAAGTTTATTATATAAGCTACCATTAAATAGTTATAAACCTATAGAAGATCCATATGATATAGATACAGATTATATATGTACAAAGATATTCAATAATATTATAGAAATGTTAGCTAAAGATACTAGTACATATAGATTTGAAGAACTATTTAGTTTTTTGGCTAGAAAAGATGAGGATTTATGTAAAGGATTTATATTATGTAATTGGAGATTACTAAATGATGAACATATGAGAGTTATTCTATTGGCAGAATGGCTTAATCCAAATGACTGGATTCAAGTAATATTACAACAATATAAGAAAACTAGTGATATTAACTTGATTCCAAGAATCATTGATAGCTGTATTGTAGATACTTACTATATGATTCCGTTAGTTGATAATATATTCCGTAGATATAAATTTGAAACTACTATAGTTAATAATAAAGTAAAAGTTAATTACACTATTCCACTAGTTCCTGATAATAAAATGAAAAGAGCTGTAGAAATGCTTCGTTCTTATATATGTAGTAAGATACAATCTGACGCAGATTTTGAAATTTATAATTTCTTGGAAACGTCTAGACTTAGATATCTAGAAAGTCGCGACATTTTACGTAGTGGAATATATGATATGATAGTTAAATACTTATTTGGAGGAGCTAATACTAAAAGACGTATGAAGGATATGATACAATATGGTCAGGAAGATATGAGTTTAAATTTAGATGAGTTTACACAATTTATTTTAGCAAATGATATGTTACTTGGAGAGTACTTATATACAAGTAAAGAACTTTCTCCATATGATATGCTTATAAGAATATACAATATTAATAGATTCCAATTCTTAAGAAGAGGATGTACAGATTTTATTAATGAGTATTTTAATATGAATAACACGTTTGAAAGTATTAATATAATACAATTGGCTACAGATCAAAACTTCTGGCTTTGCTGTAATTTATTTAACAAGGCGACTGTCATATAACGTGTATGGCTTCATAGAAATCTTAGTATAGAAATAATTACATATACTAAGATGAATTTGTAGTTAGAATTTGTTGTATTTATTTTGGCTTACACCTATATAGATTAAATTTGTCGGAGTCTATATAGGTGTACCATTATTTTTACCGCAAAGCTAATTATAAATTTATATTATCGATAATATAAATAGGAGGTAAAGAATGAAAAAGTTACAACCAACAACAGCACCAGCTAATTCAGCTGTAACTTCATTAATGGGAGGTGAAAAGAAAACAGATAGTCTTACATTTGAACAATATTCAAATAAAGACAGAGTCATGGGATTTAAAGATAAAAGTATTACTCCGACAAGTAATCAAAAAAATATTTTAAATTCTTCTAATGGAGATAATGTTACTATTGGATATATTCCAGTAAAAGAATTATCTTATTTATCATTAAATTTTGATGTAGACACATTATGTGAATCAGCTACAAAGAAATTTAAAATGGTAGAAAGAGTGGAACTTATAAAAGATGGAAAATCTAAAGATGCTCCACAAGTTATGGTAGCATACTTAAAGAAAGAAGATGTTATTAAACTTACTGATGATAGAGATGATATCTTAGGAAGATGTAATGTATCAATGGAAACTCTAATTAATAAAGAAGACATTAATAAACATCTTAAACAAGCAATAAATAAAGACAGAGGAATCTGTTATGATACAGAAGGAGATCTATTCGTATACTTAAAACATGAAGCAGTAGTTTCTGAAGTATTATTACCAGAAATACTTACAATAGATAATCCTGCTACACTAATAACAGAAATTCCTAAAATAATTGCAGAAACTGCTCATAAGTATATAGAAATCTCTGATATAAAGATCAAAGATGATAGATTTTATGTAGCATTTGTGTTTACTAAATCATTAGATTCTGATCTTGTTGTAAAAGTATCTACAGATAACTTCGTAGCTGCTAATATCTCTACAACATTAGAAGATTTTAGAAGAAAACTAATAGAAAAGATTGCATTCTATACTGCAGGAGCAGAAGCTACTGGAAATGATTTAGATGTTATATATGTAGATATGAGAGATATCGTATCATCTCTAGATAAAACAACTTCTGCATATAAACAAATGGTAAATTTAACTGGTCTTGATACTGGAACATTTAAAAAGATTCCATTAATCAGATACAGTGGCAAATTTGTAAAGAAACAAGATGACAGAGATGACATCTTAGGACAATGTAATTCTCAATCTGAAACATATGATGAAGCTAAACTACTTACAGATGCATTCTGGAAATATCTAACTACAGATATTATCTTAACATATAATGCAAATGGAAGAATTTACTTCTTACCAGATTTCAGAAAAATTGCAATATTTAGATACTTTGGAGGTGGAGAACAAGTATCTCCACTAGCTAACGGAACTACATTTAAAGTAGGTATTTCTACTAATGATGTAGCAATTGGTTTTGCTATAACTATCTAACAAGTTGAGCTCCTTAACTGGAGCTCTATTTTTTATTGGGAGGTAGATTATGGAAGACTATACTGATATTCTTTTAGCAGTAAATACAGTATTAACAGGCAATTCATCTCAAAAAGAACAAGCACTACTTTCATTAGAAGCTATATCAAAATCCATACTAGCAACTAATGGAACTATAGTAGTAGATATAAAAGATAAAGTAATAGTACAAAAATTAAGATCAATTATAGACATCGTATATCCCAGTACAAAAATTTTAATAGATAGGTTTACTAATGGACTCATTGGATAAGAAATACAAACCAAAGCTAGATAAACAAATCGAAGCTGGTTCTACTTTTATTAAAATTGCACTTGATCTTATTAAAACTATACTTTATACTGGAAGTACTGTTAAACGTACTTATATTGATATAAACAGCTGTATCTCTGTATTATTTAGACTCCCATTAAAAGAAGATACAGGTGAAATAGAAGATACGATTAAACAGTTATTTCAAACTTTTATAGAAAGTAGTCTTCAAGAGAATAAAGAACTTATATTTTTATATACTATCGAAAGATCCGCAGCTCATGTGGAAATATTTCCAGAATGGATGAAGATACGTAATGATAGAGTGGATCTTAAAACTTGGGGACCATTAAATACAATTTTATATGCAATACAACTCTTTAGTAAAGATGAGAAAAGAATTAAACTTGTTAATATTCATAAAGTGCATCCAGCACTTGTTATACATCAAAATGAATTAGGTTGTAAAAATAGATACTTAATTCTTAGTAAGGATAATGTTTTCAAGACTATGACTGATAAACGTTTAGATTTATTTGATGGTGCTATGTATTATAGTAATCAACACTATTTTAGACGTAAACCTGATGGAATTGAAATACAAGAACCTGAAATATTCTTACCGTACTATATGGCTATACGTGGTAGTAGTAGGGAAGGATTTGAAGGCATATATAATATGGGTCCTAATAGGACTAAAACTTATTTAGAAGTGAATAAACTTAATATCAAAGCAGGTACAGAACACAAATATAAAGAATGGTGTGATAAGTATGTAGCCCTGTTTGATATTAACAAACTCCTTGTATTAAATAAAGAAAAAATACCAATTATTTAACGGGAGGAATAATAATGAAACACGTAATTATTAATTTTCCTGGAACAAATAAAAGAATGGCTGAAGGTTATACCGAAAAAGATATTCGTGTAGGCCTTTGGCTTTTTTATAATAGTTCTGGAGATATAATATATAGGATACAATACAATGAAAACGGAAGATTGGATGGTTCTGTTATTGCTGGTCATGATAATTTTTATCAAAATTATGAATATGATAATAATGAGATGAAATCTAATACTGGATATAGAAATGGTAGACTTAACTATTCATTTAAACTTGGTAGCAACCAAGAAGTATTGGAGAAAACTAATAAAGAATTACCAGCAATTGGAGAATACTTTTTAATGTCACTTAACGCAAATCAAAAACCTACAGATGCATCTCTTACTTTTAATTTATACTTACCTGTTATGATTAGAACTGTAGTATTAGGAGACGTTACCGTCTTTAAAGAAGATTACACTACTGATTATTGGGGTAAATTTAATATAGGAATTAAAGTAAAACTTGCTGATGTAGAAAATATTTGGAAGAATAGTACTTCTAATGATGAATTTAATAGCAAATTTTTAGCTTTTCTTAATATAAAAGATAAGATCATTAATAATGACTTAATATCTGATGAGAATACAGATAATATAATAAGTGTTATTAAGAGTAATATTCCTGGTCATAAAGCTAATGATATTAGAGTTACAATTGGGAATATAAGACTTGGTAACACAGAAGGATTTGGCTGGACTAATACTGCTAACATAGGAACGTTTAAAAGTTGTCCTATTATCATAGATAGTATTACAATAAATGATGCTTCTATAGATCCCGATATAGAAAAACTTAAAACATTTCCTGGTATTAATAGTCCAGATGTAATGACCAGTGCTACAGCTATTAGTAATTATCGTAGTTATGATGATCAAAGAAAATATGGAGCACAATATACTACTGGAAATACAAATCCTACAGATGTAATAATAAATGTATTTAATTTAAGTACTATTAACGAAGATGGAAAGAAATTTAGTGTGAAATTTATAGATTATTATTGGTATGAAATTTATGGTATTGTAGTTAGTAATGGAGTTAGAACAGAATTTAGAGATAGAACTCTCCCATTTCATATGTTAGTTCGTTGGCGTGGATACCGTGTTAATAATGAAGGTAGAGATGAGCGTCATGTTAATGGTGTAAATGTTGGTGGACTTACATATTCTACTCTAAAATGGTTAATTCCAGTACAAATAAATAAAGACGATACTTATAAATTAGCAGTAAGAATTCGCAGTAGATTATTCAGTACACCTTGGCAAGAATTTGATTTTAATATTCGTAATGTTATTATAAATAATAATGAGAATTTCTTAAAGAAATACCCGTTTGATAGTGCTATTTATAATAAGTTTTTAGATTGGCGTAAATATAAAAATATAGATATTAAAGATACAACTAAAGTAAAAGAAATAGATAGTACAAACCCAAGTTATTATCAAGGAGTTCTTGCAGCTCCTAGATGGGATGATAACAGAAATGTATGGCAACCTGAGCCTACAAGATCAGAGTATCCTTATATTGATTTACCTAAATTGATAATTACGGATAATTACAAAAGAATATATGATAGATTTATAAATAATAGCTGGAAAGCATATAAGTGGCCTAGTCCAGAATATGAAACTATAAATCCAGCAGAAATATATCCTGACACTAGTTGGGAAATTATTAGTACAGATCTTTACTTAGAATATCTTAGTAAAGAAACTCCAAATAATAGAGGAACTGATGATAAATTAAATCCACCAGTAATTACGGATTTTAATATCAATAGAAGCATTAGTGGAACTTGTACAGCTAAAAAGGTTATCTGTTATTGTAAAGATGACGATGACAGATATTATGAGAAATATGTTTGTACTGTAAAGAATGAAACTTGGAGTATAGAGAATGCATTATGTATATTACCTTATAACGTCAGAAGTATAACTAATTTAACATTTATAGCTATTCCTCTATACAAAGAAGGTTATGGAAAGAAAGTAGAACATAAATTTACATTACCAGCAGGATGGAGAAGAGACTGGAATATTAAAGTACCAGCGGGTAATGTTTTAAATGACAGTAATGTCAAAGTACAAGATAAAGATGATATTCCTTTATTCATTTGGAGACGTACTGGTGATTTTGAAAATTATCATCCGTATAAATTTAAGGATGAGTTTAAAGAATACTGCATAACAGCTCCAGAAGACTTAAGTCTTTATAGATCTGGTCGGTATTCTTTTTTTGTTAGTCATGATAATGTTATTAAAAGTGGTCTTGATGGTGATGATATTATATATTATCATGGAAATGAACTAATAAAAAGAAATTGGAACTCTGGTTTATTAAATCCTACTATGATATTGAATGATATTAATGGAAATAGACTAAGTGTTAATACACTTAAGAATGATGCTTTATTTAGTGGAAGTATTACATTAAATATAGATAATCATGACTATACATTAAACTTTATAAATATTGGAGAAGATAAGAAGATGAAAGATCTTAAACTTGTAGTAGGAAATAATTATAATGGTAATAAGATATATCTAGATATTGAAAATAAGAAGGTATAGGCATTATTTTTAACAAGAAAAATATAGTAGGATACTCTACTATATTCATTTATTACTAAGCCGCATTAATTACATTGTAATTAACATCAGTATTAAGTAAAGCTTTATAATAATCTCTTACGGTAAGATTTCTTATACTATTATCTTTACTTAATACTTTTTCAGCTTTAGCTAAACATTTTGATAAATATTTATGCTTACGTAATTCTTGAGATTTAACATCTCCGTATAAATTCTTACATAAGAATAAATAATATCGTTTATCATTTAAAGCTGTAAACACCATATGATTTCACCTCCTTTCTTTTATAGATTGGATTTAGACAATCATATAACATCACCACCTTATTAAATGATAGAATATATAATAAGTATCTATTGTATATTCTATATTAGTATATGTAATCGTTAAATAAGTATTTAACGATTCCTTCGTACTTTCTTAAAAATAAAACCCCGATAGGATTTAATTCTTATCGGGGATAATATTTTTTTACCGTCTAACTTAGTTTTTAAATAATTACATATAATAAGATAGATTAAAAGGTTATTAAACAGCTTGCTATATACTTATAAAGCGTTCTATACTATATGTGATATGAAAATATCTTAATATTACTAGAACCTTATAAATAAGCTACTAGGACCTTTAAATTTAATATAACAAAGGAGGAGATTTAAATGGCATTAGGAAGTACAAGATTCTTGGAAAAAGCTAAAGAGCTTGTCGTAGATTATTTTAATAAGGAGGTGGATAAAACTGATAAATCATCTATTAAAATGGATGATGTATATGTAGTTTGGCATTGTAGCTTATTAGGGAATCATAAATGTCTTATTAGCACAACTGTTCCCGATGGTATGTATTATGAGATAACATATAATTCTATTAAGGGAGAGATTTACTTGGATTCTTATAAGAAATGGAAAAATGAATGTTATGTATATGAAGGAGTAGTGGCAGAATGAAAAAGTATGTAGTAATAAATAGATTACCAAAGAAAGGTTTAAAACTTGAAAAAGGTGATGAAATGTTTCAAGTTAGTTATAATGAAAATATAGGCATAATCACTAGTGTTATATTATGTAGAATAAGATATAATGCCAGAATATCTAAATACGAAATAGAAAGTCTAGTTGAAAGTGTGACAAATTATAAGAAATTATTCTCTATAATTGGTAGTACTAAATTTGCTAATAAACTTGCTGATATTCAAGATGATCGTAAGATGAAAAATCTAGAATATGATATTGAAGATAGGGATATGGAAGAACTTCAAGCTCAGCTTAGTAATGCTATGAATGATTTGAGAAGCATAGGTGATGCATAATGGCTAGATTATCTGAAACTGTAACTATTAGTAAACATGATGGGTATTATGAAGTTATAATCAATAGTACAATTAATAGTATAAATGAAAAAGAAACTATAGTTGAACACTTATTTGAATTTAGTTATAATAAAGAAGAGGAATACATCACAATGCTACCAAGAAAGTATGATGAAACTGACTATAGTTCTGATTTAGTTAAGAAAGATGTAATATTGCATCCTTCATTTAGAAAATGTTTACTTAAAGTAATAAATTCTAAGGAAGGAATTCCATCTTCATTCCCATATAAAAGAATTAAATCAGATGGAAATTATGAATGGTTATTAAATGAATTGATAGATTAGGAGGTAACTTGTGATTGATAGAGATTATGATAACTTTCTAAATATAAAGGTAGGTATAAATGGAAATAACATGGATATAGAAATCTTTACACAAGAAAGGGTTTCTAAATCAAAGTTAAGATTTAATCTTCAAAAGTATGAACATACAGCAACATATTCAGATATTATGAAATTCTTCCAGTCTGATGAATTAAAGAAAATTATATTTGAAGATATTAGCAAAACTATCAAGGAGGAATCAAAATGAGATTACGTGAAGATATAGTAACAAATTTCAAAGGAATATTCGTAAGATTAGTTAGATCTGGTTATATGATAGATGTATTCGTTGATAAAAAATATAAAGATATAACTAAAAACACAACTGAACTATTAGCTACAATAGAATATAGACCAAATCGTGTTAAAAAGAAGTATATAGTACAAGAAAGAAAAGAAGATAGTCCTTATAAATATGCTGAATATAGTTATGCTAGGGATATTCTTAGACATCCAAACTTTGCAATACATTTTAAAAGAGCTATCAACTCTAAACCCGGAACTAATGGTAAATATACAACATCTTTTGCATATATGAATTATACAACAGATATACATGGTTTACAAGGTATAATGGATGATATTGAAAATATGGAAACTATTAATGAATTAGTTAATGCAAATAATGGTCATATATCAGTATTAGTTAATGACATAAATTAGATTTGATAGGAGGAATAAGATGAACAAGGAAATCAAATTTGTCATGATTTATAGAAACATGATGCAGTATGATATTGTAGTTGAATCTAAAACTGACAATAACATAAAAACACAGAGAATATGTGAATTTGTGTTAAAAGGTAAAAAGGATAATAAAGAAGTGCATATAGAAATATTAGATAAACAATATCCGACTGATGAATATATCGAAAAGAGTGAAGGTGTACAAATGATAAATAATGCATCTTTTAAAAATGCATTAGTTTCTATATTAGATAGTCCTAAAGGTAATGAACCTTCTTTAGTTGTGGGATTTAATTATACAAATATAACTGAAAATATGGACTATGAAAAGTTGTTAAATATGATGTATAATAAACTTTATAGTCCAAATAATAGAGCAAAAAATATATAATAAATAGAATAATTAGGAGGAAATAGAATGATATTAAATAAAGAAAATAAAATTAAATACTTAGGAAAATTATTAGAATTGGTTAAAACATCTTATAGTGAATTAGGAAGCATTTATAATGTAGATGAAATAGAAACATTTGATGCTGGAGCTGTAAAGAAGAAATATGAAAGAATTATCAATATTATAGAAACTATGAAAACTGTAGTTGAAGGTGGGGAGTTTGATCAATTTAATGAAACTTCTATAAGAGTATTTTATAAGAATCAAAATATGTTTACTCTAGAAGTAGATGGAACATTATTTCAAGATTTCAATTTAGTAAACTATTTTGGAATACCTACATTTGATTTCATGAATATAGTTAATAGTTTCATTTATAATGAAAGTGTCGTTAAAATTAATAGTTATGCTGAATATTTAAACTCTGATGAAGGTAGAACTCAAATAAAAGCTGCAATAGAAGCGCAAGAAAATGATAAAAAGCAAAAATCTATGATAAATAATATTGGTAACATGACTCAAGATGATGTTAGAAAATTCATGGAGTTAATTAGTAATGGAAATATAAATAATAATACTAATAATGTTACTCCAAATAGATTTGGACCTTCTACTGTAGTACAATCAACAGTAGAAACTGCTGAAGTTGTAGGGCAAAATCTAACTCCAACAAGTGTTAAACCTGTTGGTGGTTGGAAGTAAAATATTAAATAATTAAGACAAAACTGAGGATAACCTCAGTTTTTTTGTCTCTTTTGTTAAAAACAACCCCCTGTTAGAAATTTTAAAAAGGAGGAATTTTTATGTCCAATAATCTTAACATTGATGAAAATATCAATGAGAAAACTGAAGATCTTAACGTTGCAACTGAAGATGTTAATACAGAACCATCTGATCAAGTTGCAATGGAAGATGATAACTATAATACTACAAACGTATCGGGAGATCAAATTAGAAATGATTATTCTGTTAGAAATAGTGCAGATATTCATACTACTACTCAATACAATGGACCACCTAATATAGCTGATAGTGGAAATTTTGGTGGTATGATACGTAGTGGAGTTGCGTCTGGTATAAGGAATCTTATAGGATCTGCTTATAGAATATTTGAACCAGTTGTAACTAATGTATTATTTACATTTTGGGATATGTTAAATAATCCTAAAGGTTCTATGCCATTAGGATCTAATGTAGTAACATTAATATGCGTAGTATCAGACGATTTACCAATTGATGTTAGAAATATGTATTGTAAATCATTAGAAGTTGTAAATGCAATGACTGTAAGAAGTCTTATAATGAGTTCTATAGAAGGAAGACTTACTTCAAATACTCCACATCTTTACAGAAAACTTCCATTTATGACTGGTTTTGATGCTGTGGAATTTGATAAAGCTAAAAAAGCTTATAAAACTATAGGAGATAGTATTTTCAGTAGAAAATTCAACGGTTCTCAAGTAATTGATAACTTTGCAGAAGCTTTTGTAGAAAACTTAGAAAAACATTTCAAATTAAAGATTTCCATGGAAGAAGCAGTAATGCGAGAAAGTAGTACTGGTTCTGTTCCTACTTATGTTGAAGCCGAAGTTACTATATTACTAGATAACGGAGCAAAAGCTCATACTAAAAAATATATGATTGGTGTACAAGTATTACCTAAAGTAGTTCCTGCAAATGAACTTGCTCAAATGTTTATTAAGCAAAATAATAGAATAATAGCAGAAGCTCAAGAAGCTAATAGAAGTTGGTGGGAAAAACTTAAATCATTCTTTACATTTAAATCTAAAGAAGCAATAAAAGCAACTGTTAAAGAAGGAAATAATGAAGCAGCAAAAGTATTAAATGATAATATGAATGCTGTTGTCGGTATCAAGAAACCTTTCATTAATATATTAATGAGTAATAACGTTGCAGAAATGCTTCAAGATGCAAGATTTGATGTTACTAGTAGATCAACAGTTAATAGAATGTATAATAATTTACCTCTTATGAGTGTTGGTATATATGATATTAATACAGATACTATAACAGCTAGTATGAATAGAAGTCCTATATTCACTAAGAGAACTGCTGGTGAATTTAATAGTGAAGCTTCTAGACTACAAAAAGATCTTGCAGAAATGTTAAGAATTAAAAAACTATCTTAGGAGGTGTAACAATTGGATAAAAATTATAAGAAAATAATGAAATCAATTCTAAATGAAAAATATGGAGTTGAATGTCATATGACACATCCTGACTATAAATATAGAATTGGATTTGAAGATTTAGAAACAGAATTAGAAGCAAATGATGAATTAAGAGATGAAGAAATAGCTGAAGATCAGGTAGACGCAGACTGGAATGAAAATATGGATGATATTCCACCTGAAGATGGAGATGTTCCTGTAGATCCAGAAGCTACTTCTGGTGATGAAATACCGGAAGAAACTGGAGATTCCGAAGGAATAGACCCTTCTTATTATTCTAGTGATGATGTAGATGTATCTTCTGATTTTGATAATTTAGAAGGCGGAGTAGAAGAACTTCCATCAGATGCAGACTGTTTAAATATGGTAGAAATAATTTCTAATTATACTAATACATATGTATCTAATATGGAATTATTCTATAAAACTAATGCAGACGCTCTAGATTTAACAGGTGATTTTAAGAAATCTAAAATGTTTAAATTCGTAGACGATGCTATTGCTACAATAAATGCAGTCTATAAAGAAGATGAGGAATTATGTAAAACTGTAAATGCTTTATATAATCTTGGAAAAGATATTCCTAAAATGAAAACTATATGTGGAAATGAAACTACTCCATTTATATATGAAGGAATACAATTATTATTAATAGAATTGAGTAGAACTCTATTAGCATTATTACCATTCCATCTTAAAGAAAATAAGAGTGTGGATGTTCTTATAACAGAAATGGGACTTAAAGTTCCTAGTATTCTTATAGAAATGGCTAATGATATGGTAGAAGTTAGTGGATTATTTGCTACTAGAATATTCTTCGTAGCTCCAGTTGAGTCTGAAACTACTGGAAAATCTGAAGAAATAGCACAAACTCCATATGCTAGTATTAAAGATGAAATTTCTAAACCAGATGATAGTATGAGTGCAATGAATTATAGCGGTGAGTCTATAATGAACTTAATACAAATTAAGAATAATAAAGCACTTCCAGAATATAGTTTAATATGTAAAGCTCTTGGAATACTTTCTGGTATAATGAGAGATTTAGATTTAGAAAAGAGTTGTAAAGAATTAGTAGATGGTATTAAAGAAATATTAGTTCAAGAAGCAGGAGAAGAAGCTATAGATAAATATTGTGATGAGTTCAGATCTCTTATATTAATGCCACAAATAGAAGCATATAACTCAGTTCAAGTTGCAGAACAAAAGAAACTAAGTGAAAATAATTAACAAGAATCTTATCATGTTGATAATTACATATAATAATGTAGTTTAATAACTGATATAATTCTTTTTATTTTGTAAAATAGGTGAGGATATAAATGTACAGAAGTAAAAAGAAGATATATTCGGATAATGTTAATGATAAACAGATATCATTAGTAGAATATACCTACTACAAAGATGATGACAAAATTAATTATTTCAATTATGCGGTAAATATTTCTTATAACACTAGAACTATTTATGGATGTACTAAAGTTCAAAATGAAAAAGTATTTAAACAGAAAGTAAATCCATCAAATATGAGTAATATTAGAAAGAATATTCTAACTAATATGAGAAAAATTAATTTTGGAATTATGAATGATATAGATATTGATAACATTATCCAAAGAATAATATAATATTAGGAGGATAATGTATGGGAATGCAACAGCACAGCAAAATTTATTCATTTAGTGATGTTCTGGACGATTATAGGCAATTATTGGAAATTAATGCAAAACGTTCAAATGCAAATAAAGAGAAAGAAGGAATTAAATTTGCATTGAAAATAACAACATCAAATTTAAATGAACTATACAAAGAAGATATTAAGAGTGGTATAGGATTTGATATTGATACTTCTGTATCGTATAATATCAAAACACTTGTAGATATCGACAGTATGGTTGATAGTATGGGTATTTATAGTTATTTATTTGGACCTAGAGATGATGACCCTAAATCTGTAGAGCAAAAAAGATTTGCTTGTGGTTGTGGGAAAACAGTTGGTCCTAGAAGTGGTATTATTTGTCCACATTGTAAAGGGGAGACTACTTTAGTAGAAAAAATCCGTGGATGGATAAAACTTAAATACAGAATATTTAATCCATATTGGTTTGATGTATTTTTAAAACATCTACGTAAACTTGATATTAAGGATAAGGATAAACAAAAACCATCTATTTTTAAAGCTAAGAAGGAAAGTAAATCTTTAAAGCAAATTATTATTAGTAATCTTAATAACTTTAGGATTAGGAAAAGTGAAGAGAATAGATGGACGTTACTTGATCTCCAAGATGATAAATCATTGGAGGCTTTTATAAAATACTATGTTCAAGAAGAATACATTGAAAAGTTCTTAAAACATATTGGCAATGCAATGAGTTATTACATTCCAGTACTTAGTAAGAATTTTAGACATTTTAGTCTTAATAATAAGTTGGATGGTAGTCAAAATATGCAAACCCATCCAATTAATAAATGCTATATAGAAATATCTAGTCTAGCAGATCAAATAAATGCGACTGGTATAGAATATAGTAGCAGTAAAGATATCTTAAAGAAACTTTCTACAATTAGTGATAATTTTAATGAAATCAAAGAGAAGATATATTTAGAACTTCTTGATGATAAAGAAAGTCTTATAAGATCTGTATTATTTGGTGGCCGTATGCCTAATAGTGGCCGTTTTATAGTTAGTGGACTTACGGATAATCCTAGATTAGATGTTTTTACTATGGGTTATAAATCATTTGGAGAGATAACTCAAAATGATTATATGGATTTATATATTAAACATGGAGCTACTCCAGAGAATCTTGCTAGAATGAGGGAGAATATTCCTATTCAAGAAGATAAAGATATAATGGATAAAGTTTTAGCAGATATGATAGAGAATAACTGGGCTTATTTCTTATTATATAGAGCGCCAAATATTTATTTTGGAAGTCAGATCAGTCTTAAATGTATTGGACTTACAGAAGAAGATGTAATAAGGATTAATGATATCACATTAGATGGTAACTTTAAAGGTGATAAGGACGGGGACTCTGTCGGAATATTTACTTTACATAGAGATATAGCTTTATCTATATTCTTAGCACTTAATCCATATAGAATAACATTTAATCCTATTAGAGGTGAAATAAGTCCTAAACATAGCCTAATTGAAGGAGGTTATATGACTTTATTCTTAGCAATGAGAGGTAAAGCAGATATAACCGAAGTCGAGTTAGATGGAGAAAAGGAATCAGCTTAGTATGGAAAGAGAATGTATTTTCAGAGGCACCAAATTCAGTAAATACATCGTTGATGAAAATGGAAATATCTTTCGTAAAGCCACTGGTAGAAAGCTAATTCCATTTGATGATAAGAGAGGTTATTATAGTGTAGACCTTATGAGTGATGATAATGTTCCTATTAGATGTAAAGTACATATGATAGTAGCGCATACATTTTTAGGTCCACAAGCACCAGATATGATTATAAATCATAAAGATGCAAATAAACATAATAATTCTCTTAAGAATTTGGAGTATATATCTCAAAGAGAAAATGTCGCCCATGCAATGAAATATGTTAAGAAGAAGACATATTTAAGTGATGATATAGTAACTACTATAAAAACTAGAATAAAGGAAGGGGAAAGACTTAATAGAATTGCTATTGATCTAGGCCTTCCTTTATATTTAGTATATGATATTGCACGTGGGTGGACATATAAGCACATAATAATTTAGTACAAAATAAATTAAAAGGAAGATAAAGCACATGGATGTACAATTATATAGAGGTAAAATAGATGAATATGATATGTACGCATCTAACATATCAATATTAGCAGAGGAAGAACTAATTACAGATGAATTATATCAATACTTGAGAGAATGTCAAAAGGATTTACGTAATGTAAGTATTGGTATATTACTTAAATCTGCAAAAGTATATGATAAAGATCTAATAACAGTATTAGATGAAAAGGTTAAGGAATTTGTAGAATCTTTTATAAAGAGAAATAAGATTCCAGAAGAAAGTATACTAGAAATAGCAAAGGATGCTGTATTTACTCATAATATTATTGCTAGAAATACAATATTGGGTAAATATATAAAGTTTAGAAGAAAAGAAACATATGTAGCGATGCTTAGTTTTCCTATTAGTGATAATAACTCTAATAAAATAAAACTCTATATGAAATTCGATTATCCTAAATGTAGGGGTAGTAGAATTAATAAAGACCATCCAGCATATGTTGAACTTTGTAAAATTCTAAATGCTATTGTAGATAGAAATACTAAAGTCTATAATAGAGCTATCGCAGAATTTAAGAAGAAGATTGAGAATACTGATAACATTATAAAAAATGTTGAAAATGAGTATTTGATTAAGGTTTTTAAGGAATTGGACATAAGTTAAAATAAAATCGGAGAAGGGTAATACCTTCTCCAAACCCTTATGTACATCAAAAAATAATATTAAGAGGTGAGTATATGTTAAAGGGTTTAGTGTTAATAGTGGGAATGATGATAGCAATAGTATGCTTATCAATAGCATATGGTTATCATGATGAATATCAAAGAAATAAAAGATGGCCATACTATAAAGATGAACCAGATAAAAATATTAAATCTGTAATATGGCTTGGAATTGGAACTATTATAGTATTTTTAACTAAATTATTATTAGATTATATAGGATAAGGAGATAGAATAATGTTAAAATTTGATTTGAATAAAATAGATACTAAAAATATAACACCGGAAATATTAATGCAAGTATATAATCATACTTATGAAATAATGCAAATACTAGAAACTAAATTTAGAAATGAATTAAATCATGAATATAGACTAAGTTCAAATGAATCATTTGAATTAGAGTCATATGTAAGAGATCTTGGTCATATTTATACAGAAAGATGGATTAATAAACTTAATAGATTAGGTCTTATAGAAAAAGATCCTATAGAATATATAGAGTTTACTTTAAGTATTCTTAAGGAAGACTATAATAAAGCTATAAATAAAATTGAATTCTATAGAATATGTACAGTTTTAGATGATTGTAAGAAAGTAATTGAACCTTGTTTTGATTATATAACATTATTAGTATTTACTGGTAGTAGAATGTGTGAATATCTACTATTAAAATATTATAATATTGATAGTTTGAATAAATTAGATAGTCCGCATTACTACGGTGTTATTACAGAAATGGCTGGAACTATATGTCAAATTGGTAACTTAAGAAATACTAACGATTTTTGCAAAAGACATGAAGTTTCAGGTTATACATCTTTAGTATTCTTTATAATGAAACGTATGGATATGTTAGATTTAGACACATGTTTAGACATATATAATAAACTAGGACTTTTATCAGAAGATGATGTTAATTATATTAAAAGTGAATATGAGAGTAAATATAATATGTTTAAAATAGAAAAACCAGATTATATTAGTTAATGTTTAAAGCTATATAACAGCATTTAAAGAGGTTTACTATAGTATTTGACTAATTAATCGTCTACTATATAAGAAACGCCGTAAAACGCGTATTAGAGCGTTTAAACGCTATTTTAAAGGAGGAAAAATTATGTTTAATTATTTATTTGAAATTTTTATAATGTATATATTTATATGGTCTATTATTAGTTATAATAAAGGTATAGAAAAAGAAAAGCGTATAACTAGGAGAAATAAAAATAGTTATAAAAGAATTAAAAGAGAAATAATTAAATTTGCTAACACAAAACCAGCACAATTATACTACTAGGGAGGAACAAAATATGGAATATATTTGGATTGGATCGATAGTTATATTTATTATATTAATATTAATTATGCTTATAAGTACTATAAATGAAATTAGAGCTGAGAGAATGCGTAATATGGATTTTAATATAAGCTGTAAGCGTATAGAAGGCCAGTTGAGAAAGAATGGTATTAATATAGATAGCTATAATCTTTCAATTGAAGAAAAGCTTAAATGGGAACAAGATGATACACCTATTGTGGATATAGTAGAAGAATTTAGAAACAAGCATTATACAGAGGAAGATATAAAATCAATTTTAAGCCACTACGATGGCAAAATTTAATGTTTTAATATATAAGATGGTTAATTTATCATTAACATATTTAAAACGCCGTAAAACATGGTGTAATGGCTTTAAAATAGAAATTAAATGATATAATTATAGGAGGATATTATGATTACTGGAATTATTATAGGAATATTGGTAATAGCTGGGTTATTTTATTTAGATAATTGGAGTAATTAGGAGGAAATTATAATGTTAATAATTATATTATTGATATTATTTATAATATTTATGGAAATTATACATTATAATGATTAATAGGAGAAATAATATGGAATTAATAGTGATGTTAGGATTTTTAATGTTGATAGGATCAATTCATTTTGATGATTAGAGGTGATAATAATGAATTCAAGTATTGGAGTATTAGCTATATCTATTATGGTATTAATTATAGGAATTATATTAATTACAATAGTGTATTTAGTTTATAAAGCTAAAAAGCATCCACTATATAATAAAGCAAAAGAAAGTAATGATAAAGATGTAATAAATAAAATAGTTAATGATACAATAGAAGATCATTTATCTGGAAATAAATTTTATAATAGAATAGAAGCTATAATAGATAAACATTTAAGTCCAGAAGCAATAGAGAAGACAGTACTAGAAGTAACCGAACAGCTTAAAAGAGAAGGAAAAATAAGTAAAGACTTTAGTTGGGATAAAGTTAAAAAGAAAGGAGAAGAAAATGAAGTTTGATAAGAAAATGTTATACTATTATGGTTTCTTATTTGGTTTAGGACTTTTAATAGGTTATGGAATAACTGATATATGTTATAGAGTTTATTGTGCTATGAGGTGATTATTTATGAGACCTACTAAGATGTTAGCATTAGTAGTTGCTTCAATATTAGCAGCTAAAAAACGTATCGATTTATGTAATAAAATAGAACAGATGTCGATGGATGCTTTAAAAAGTTTAGCAAAGGAGTCAAAAATATCATGAAGAAAGATTTAAATATGTATATTAATGAGATTACTGGTAGATTTAATAATATTTATGGAAATAAGAGTAAATTTAAGTTTTTAGTAAATCTTAATAAAGAAGAATATGCAGATTATTTAATGAATAAAATGATTCCAAGAAAAGAACTAGACGTAGTAGATAAATGGACTGAATATGATATTAAAATTGTCAATAGCTATTTATATAAAGATCTAACCGCTGATGAATGTTTTGATTTATTAGTAAAATCTGTAAATTTACCTTCTAAAGAAGAGTTAGATCTATTGTGGGATAAATATGGTGTTGAATTATTAAAAATAAATAAAGAACTATGGTGATAATTATGATAGGTAATATGTTATTTTTAAATTTAATATGTCTTGTTAGCGCAGTTTGTGTATACTTAGTAATGGGAGGGACATATGATAGTGATAAACCTAAGACTTTTAAAAACTTTTGGGTATGGTATATAATAATATATACTTGTATAATATGTTTTTGTATTGCTTGGGCTATGGCTAATAATGGAATTAAATTAATATGAGGTGGTCTATGTTATTAGCATTATGTATGATAGTATTAAACTCGTTACTAGATTCATTGGCGTTAACTTATTTATGGCATAGTTTATGTTTTAAAGGTAAAGAAAAGACATTAATAAATTTTGGTATACCACTAATATGTAGTTATACCATATTTATTATAATAATTAGTATGGGGGTATTTAGTAAATGTTTGAAATTTTAGAAAAAGTAATGCAGTTATTAGCTTTTATATCTATGGTAATAGTTGATGGTGCGGTTGGAATGTTAATTTATTATTGTATAGAAGGAGAAGATTATACAAAGGGTCAATTAGCATTCATGGGTGCATTATCAATATGTTTATTATATATAACGTACGATAGTTTAATTACACTTATTGGATAGGAGCTGAAATAATATGATAAAGTTTATATTACTTATTTTAGAATTAATAATAGCATATTTTTCATGGGATTATGCTAAATTATATACTGAGGAATATCACAGAAGTGAATGGAAACCTTATAATATAAGAGTAAAATATGCTAAGGAAGCTAATAAGTTTATTTTAATTAGTGTAGTACTCATGGTTATCATAGTATTAACACTAGTTTATCTATAAGGAGAAATAGGATTATGAAATGGAGTAAAGATAAAATTAAAGTATGGATATTAATTATAATAGCTTTAGTATTATTTGGATTAATACTAACTGTATATAATATATTTCCTGTAACTTATATGACTATAATGGGACTTATAAATCTTGCAATTTTAATATATGTTATATGAAATCCAAGAATATACGAAGGAATCACGAGATAGCCATTTAATAGTTACATATACTAATATAGATATATAAGAAATTATATATAATATATTAAGAAAGGAATTGATGTAAAATGAGAAAGAGAATCAATGAAGTTGTAAAAAAGGTGAATTGTAAAATTATGGGAAATTATGTTGAAATATATAATAATTTTCCTAAATATCTTGAATTATTAAATTTAAATTCATACTACGAACGTGGTATGGAAGGAGAAATAAAATGGACAGATATACTTTTGAAAATAATTCAAGATAAAGAAATCATTCTTAAGAAAAAGAATGGAAAAGCTTGGACACAAAATCAGATTAATAAAATTTATGATGACTGTGTAAAATTGGATCTAGATTGTTCGGTATTATTAGATGATACTGTAATAATGATATCAAGAACATTCTTTAAAATGGATGATAAATTAAATTATAATCCAGAAGAACCTATTATAGAAGAAATTTAAGAAAATCCGAGGGAATATCAAAATAATAAAGATATTCCCTCAAACTTATTTATAACTAAAATATTAAATTACAAAGGAGAAAATAGAAATGAAAAATTATGAAAATATCTTAGAAACTTTAACAAAGGCTATAAATAAATATGAGAATATGTATGGTCATCTATTAGATATTGATACATATTTATTAGATAATAAGGTTGAACTGTTAGCATCATTAGCATATATTGAAATTAAAATAGAAAATGATGTTTTAGATTTAGAAAAAGAAGTAAATAGATTGTCTAAAATAAGATTTGGAACTAGAGAAAAAGTTAGACAGTTAGATTTACTTAAAAATGTATATAAAGAAATGTTAGTATATAAAATTTATATATTAAAACAATATGGAATAGACTACTTAAAAATAAATAGCGGTTTATTACATAATATATTAACATATATTTATAAACATAAAAAAGATGAAGCTATATATATTAGAAGGGTATTATCTATATCAGATGATAGCCAAAAAATGTTAAAAAATCTTTTACCAGAAGATCTATATAATAAAATAATATTCTAAAAAGAAAATACGGGGGAATAGTTAGAAATAATTATTCTCCTTATATTTTTTCACAAAGGAGCTGATTAAAATGAAATTTTTAGAAAATATAATTAATTACTTTAAAAATATACCATTCAGTTCGGGTGGTAAATTAGATGATTTAAGAAATATTGCACAAAATTCTGAAACTGTACATAATATTAATAGTACAGTTAATACGGTTGTTAAATATGGATTGATAATAGGTTTAATCGTATTCGTAATTTGGATTGTTTGGGAAACTGAACTATTGCAAAGAATATATGAAGGATTTATGGTGATGTTCTGGACTGTAGTCTTTCTAATATTCTTCTTTGTAGCTATGGCTGCAGTATAAAGGAGGTAAAATGTATAAACATATTAAAGGCCTACTTCTAGGTCTTTTTATTATGACTATTATATTTATAATCTATATAGGATTATATTATATACTAACATTTCTAGATTATCATAATATATTTCCAACAGATGCACTTGGAAGACATATATTATGCTTTATGGGTATAATAGTAGTTGGTGGAACTATTGGTATATACTCAGAAATGAATGACGGTAAATAAAAGAATAACCCCAATACTTTATATGTATTGGGGTATAATTTCTTTTTTTTGTTAATCATTCTTATCTTTAGTTTTATAATCTGCTTTATATTTTCTGCATACTAATACTAATAATCTAATCATTTTATGATATGTCGATTTAATACTAAGAATTGTAGTATATGCTAGTTTAATAAGTTGTATAGTTTCAACCTTATCTAATTCTTTTGAACTCCCTATACGTTCCTCTGCTTCTTTAAGTGCCTTTTCGACCGTTTTAATAATCTTATTTAATCTTGACTCAAGATCCATTTTTTTATATATTTCTATTAAATGTATAGCATTTTTCTTATAATCAAAATTTTCTGGTACATTTTTAGACATATTTGCAGCTACAGCTTTAGCTTTATCTGTATATTCTCCTAATGCATTAGGATTTATTTTAAATTCTAACATATCCATTATAAGTTCATCGTATTCATCATCTGGTTTATAATGATCTGCTATAGATGTTGCATCTAGTATCACATTTTTTAAAACTGGATCAAAATTATTTTCATTTATTATTATTTGTGATTTATGTTGAAAAAGTTCACCAAATACTAATCCCATGTATAATAAAAATGTAAAATCATATAAATCATATTTATATGATTCATCAGATGATTTTACCTCTTTATCTAAATCATTCACAGTCTTCTTAGTAGATCTAAATAATGATATAAATGATTTAATCATAGATATTATATTTTTACCGATAGCTTTAAGTCCATCCAAACCTTTTTCTGCAAGTTCTTTAATTCCTTCGGTTGATATACCAAATTCAGAACTAACACTTTCTAATGCAACTCCAGATTTAATATTTCTATAAGCTAATACATTACTAAGTAGATTAATATTCTCTATAGTAGATTCAAAACTAGCTTTTTCATATTCTTCAATAGAAGAATCTATAGAATTCAATTCTTTTAAATCAGATTCTATAGACTCTAAGCAAGTTTTAAATTCTTCTACAGGAATATTATTTATTTGTTCGATGTCTTCAAATATTGAAGTTAATATTCCTTCATTCATTTACATTCCTCCAATTACCAATTTCTTATGTCTCTCATTATAGTATTAGATGCATCTACTAATTTTTCTGAAACTGCTACTAACTTACTAGCTAATTGTAATATCATATCCATTTTATCTAATACATCATCATTCATATAATTAAGAGATCTATCAGTAACTTTAATATCAGAGATAAACTCTTTAAATATCTTTATATTTGATTTATTCATAGTATATTTTGGAACTTCATATTTAGTTTGACTAAATTTAGAAACCTTAAGTAACATATCTGCTACTTTATTTTGGTCTTCTACTGTTATTGTTGTAGTTTTCTTGTCACTTAATACTCTAATGATATCATCTGCATTTTCTAAACTTTTATTATCTATAGTTGTACTATTTATACCAACAAATGAGTTAAATAGTTTACATGTAAGATCTAAAAGTTCATTTATTTCAGATTCTTTCATATTTTCAGCAGTAAATTTAGTATTTTTATTGCGATAAATCGATAATATTATACTTATAATATCTAATCCTATAGACATAAATGCTAAAGCTGGAGTAAATCCTGTAAATAGTTGCTTGAATATTAAAAACCAAGAAGCTCCAGAAAATGCACTTGATAATAAACTTGCAATTGCACCGTCTGCTGAAGTTTTATACCTAACTTTTTCAGTTAATCTAGCCATACGAGTTAAATCAGATTTAGTAAATACTGGTTCAGCGAGTAAAATGTCAGTAAAAGTTTTAACATATTCTGGAGTTGCAACTCCAGTTACATCTTTAGATATTTTAGATTTATCTATTTTTTCAAAAATACTAGCATCAAATTTTACTTTACTAGAATTAGAAAATGTAGACATAGATTTTCCAATTCTACTTAAAAATTTCTTAACTGTACTGTCTCCAGAAATAATCGACTCAAATGCTATATCAGATCCACAATATTCTTCAATTTCTTTACTTAAAGATTCTAAACTTAATATCATTTCTTTATGTTCAATATCTTCAATAATATTAAATATATTCATTAATAACCACTTCCATTACATAACTCTACAGTCATCAACAATTCTGCCAAATATAACTGATAGAGATTTTATTATATTATTTAATATACCCATAACATCTACTAATTCAGATAATCTTCTTGCATTATCCATTGTAAGATCGCTATGACTTGCACGTTCTTTGAACTTATTGTATGCTACTGCGTTTTTCTTAATAATAGATTTAGAAGCAACATCTTTAAGTAAATTAGCTCCAATAAATAAAGTTTGATTATTACTTATTAATAGTTGAGCATAGTCTTTTTGTTCTTGCGGAGTCGCAGTATAAGGCTGTTCAGATTCAGCTTGTTGTAACTTATTCGCTATATCTTTTAATTTTTGTAATGTAGACTGTTTAAGTTCTACAAAATCTGCAGTACCATTTGAATCGTTAGCTTTAACTATTTCTTCTTTATCTCCAGCAATTATTCCTATATAAGATGTAAGTATATCTAATATAACATTAGTTTCTTTTTCAAAATTTATACGATCTATATATTCAAATGATGCAAATAATAGCCCAAGAACACCTACTAATATGATAGAAATTTTAGAATTGTCTGTATATCTTTTAAGTTTGTAATCTGGACCTATACTACTTGAGAAGAAAGCTGGTGGTAACGATGTATTTAGAAAATCAGTAAATGTCTTTAATTTAAGATTATTATATTTGATACTGCTGCTTAGCATTTCATCTGCAGATTTACCATTTTCTAATAATTTAAATACCAAACTAAGTGTATCTTTACTAACTTTTAATTTCTTATCACTAGTTCCGACTTTAAGATCATTAACATTCTTAAGAATACTTATATCATAATTTATTTTTGATATAGACGAAAATTTAAATAGTCTTATAAATCTTCTAAAATATTCTTTTACTTTTCCTTCATCATTAATTATAGATTCAAAAGAATAATCTAACTCTCCTTCTGGAAGAGAGTTTAAAGATTCAGTATACATCTTTTCATTATGTAACTTGTCATTTTCTATTTCAATTTCTTCAATTAAGTTAAAAATAGACATATTATACCTCCATTACCATTTTCTAATATCTGCTGCTATAGTTTTAGAAGCTTCTGCTAATGTATCCATATAAGTATTAACTTTAGTAGTTAATTTTATAATATCATTACATTTATTATATATTTCTGTATCTATTCCTTTAAATCCTCTTTTAAATTCTGATCCAATTGAATATAGTGATCCTAATGCTCCTTGTTTGTTAATAGTTGGTATTGAATTTTTAACTTGATCTTTAGCTTTAGATACTTCTAATAACATATCTGCAACTTTATTTTGATCTTCTACAGTTATTGTAGTAGATGCAGGTGCTTTAAGAGATGCTGTTAATGAATCTACTTTACTAAATGACGCATCTGTTATAGATGAACCTTCTATACCTATAATATGATTTTGAAGTTTTGCTAATATATCTAATAGTGTATTAACTTCGGCTTTATTAGTAGATTCACCATCTATATTATTTTTACTAATAAAGTACCATAACCAAGCCCAGAATATAGAAGCTAAAATTCCGATTATTGTACCAGCTACTGCTGCTCCTGTAGACATACCAAATGCGGTTGCTACTGCAATATATGTTCTTGCACCAGCTATTCTAGTAACAGCTCCTAAACCACTCAAAATTGATAAAACTAAAGATACTCCTCTTAAGAAATTTCTAGGTGCTTTTGGATCTTTCTTTAAAGTTTCAGCTATTTCTTTTATTTTAGATATATCAGCTTCATTTAAGAATTTCATATTATTAATGCAATCAGTAAAAGTTTTAACATATTCTGGAGTTGCAACTCCAGTTACATCTTTAGATATTTTACTTTTGTCAATTTTTTCAAAAATACTCATATCAAATGCAAGTTTTCTATTATTTGAACCTAAAGACGATATCCATCTTACTATTCCAGATAATCCCTTTTTAACAGCATTATCTCCACCTACTATTGATTCGAATGAAATTTCAGCATTTTCCATATCTTCTGCTTCTTTTATTGATTCTAACCAATAACTATCCCACACTTCTTTTTCATTACTTAATTCAATTTCACCAAGTATTGTATTTAATAATGTTGACATATTTATCCTCCTATTTATTTAAAAATTTTTATTTACATTTCTAAGTATTTAGTCCATGTATCTGCTGCTTTTTTAACTTTATGATTTTCATGGTTATATACACCAATTGAACCATTTTCCATAACTCCAACGTAGTCGCCATTACCTACAGCTTCTATTGGAATAAAGTTAATTTTATTTTCTTCTTTATGATATTTAATTTCTGTAAATATGTTATATTTACCTTTTTCAGTTAATGGTATTATATCAACACCATTAAATTTAGGATCTTTAAAATTTTTACTATAATCATCTAAATAGTCTTTAAGATCTTGTGGAATAGTAATTCCACTAGCTTTTTCTATTTTATCATAAAGTTTATTTCCAACAGATTCCATTGATATTTCCTCTATTAATTCAAAAATATCCATAAACTTCTCCTCGATTATTTCTTTCTATGTTTATATTTACCTGTTATAACTTCTTTACTACTTTTATAGTCAAGAATACTACCAGGTTCAGCCGGAATTCCAAGAATATGTCTATTTTTACATGCAACGTGCATTAATATACTTAATAACTCTCCATGTAATTCTAGACCTCCACACATTCTAGCCAATACGCTATAAGTACTATACATCAGACTACATTTACGTCCAGTCTCAGCTCCTACAGGTGCTACATTATCTCTTTCGATCATTGTAGGCTCTCCCTTTAAGGCTCTATCAAGTACAACCTTATCTGCAGTTCCAAGCTTATTAATGAATTCTATACTATACTCAATAAGCATTTTACCATCTTCTAGTATATCTCCATTAATTTTACTTTGTTTACCTTGTGTAAGTTTTTGAGGACGTTTATCTAATACACTTTTAGTAAAATTGTCACTAACATCATCAAGATTATCCATCTTACTACGGACTGTGTGTACGCTATTAAGTGCAGTTATAAATTTTCTAACTGACGGACTCATAGTAACATTACGTCCTTCTCTATAATAAACACGAATATCTACTATAGTTCCAGCATGATGAGCAGTTACTTCTTTAAGAGATAAATTCTCAGCATTCATAAACATTTCGTTTATTGTACTATCGTCTGTAAGTATTTTATATTTATAAAGTACAGTATCAGGCATTGTAGTACTTCCAATGTCAATATTCCAATCTCTTATTTCAGTATTAAGATCAATGATTCTAGCTACACGTTTTACTATTTTTGACGCAAGTTTATTACTAAGATTATCAAAAGGTAGACACGAGTCTTCCCAAACAGCCTCAGAATCACATGTTAGTACCCATACTAGTGCTCCAGCTGCTAGAGATATTTCCCCTGTTGGTTTCTTTTTAAATGATTCTGGGTTATATGCTATTATATCACCAGGACGTACTTTCGAACCTAATTTAAACTTATCATTTAAAATAAAGTCATTCTTCAGATAGTACCCTTTATCTGAGTTACGTTGTACATTATCAAGAGATATTGCGTCAACTTTTCCGTCATCATATTTAATCTTAATAAACTTATCGTCAACACTGACGATTTTTCCATTAGCTTTTGCAGTATATGCATGCTTATTACTCATAGCAACAGCAGCCTCATCTGCTCTAGTACTAACATACATAGGATCTGCTCCAACTACTGGTCTTATATGTTTAAATTGTCCATATTGCATAAGTCTTCTAACAGCATGGTCAGAAGAAGAATATGGAACAAATGCGTCAATAAATCCATCTGCAGAAGCATTTGTTAACTCTTTTGCATTATTATGATGTTCATAATCTCCAGTAAGGTCTTTTACAGTAGCATCAAATGGAAGCTGTTTAGTAATACCAGCATTTCTATTATATGATGTACCACAAGTTTCCGTACCAAAGTTGTTTACGTTGAACATTCTAAGTCTTGTATTATATGCACGTTCTTCATTAATTCCATTATATCCTCTTATAGAAACGTCATTGCTTTCTACAATGTTACGGAAGGCAGATAATCCATTAGCTTCACTCATTGTAGGCATATTATTAAGTGTTTCTAAAATAGCTGTAGGTTTTATTTCAATACGAGGACGTGCACCCCGTTTCATACGTGCTACAGCTTCAGACATAGGTTTAGCAATTGCTGAGTATAATATACGCATAATAGTTTCTTCTTGTGTAGATAGTCTATAATTACGTATATCAGATTTATATACTACTTTATATGATGTAAATAGAGAAATTGCATATATAAATATACCAGCAAAATCACTTGGTATATTATAGCTTTCACAAACCCGTTTAGTAATTGGATCTATAAAAGCATCGACAAAGTTATCCAAATATATAGCAGTATTACTGTTTCCAGTAAGTTCTCTAAGTAAATTTGTAATATCAAATTCATCATATTGTGTAAAATCATAATGTGTTAAGAAACCAAATATTAATTCATTTAATAAGTTATTATATTTTAAAACTATATATTGGTCTTTAAATTCTATTATACCAAAATTAGCATTATTTTTCATACGTTCTGGTATAGACTTCTTATTAACTATCCAATATTCTAGTTTATTTTCCTTCTTCATACGTTCTAGTAATTCCTTTAAAGGGATAGCACAAAGAATTACAACTACAACTGGTAAATGTTTACCCATAATCGTAGCAGTAGGAACAGATATATAACTATTAGTAGTAGATGTTTTAAGACATTTATCCCATAACTTTTCATCCATGGTTTTGATTATATTAGCTACAAATGTTAATGAATCGTATTTCTTGCCATTAAATAAGATAATATCATCATCTGGGTTATGGAATACATCCTTACCAAAGTATGTACCTAAATAAGAATTACCATCCTTTTCATGTCCTTTAATACCACGAAAATCTAAATTTATATTTTCTGTAAGTATTCCACTAAAGTGCTTATTAAGATGTACTAAGTTTATACTTACAAGGTTATTATAAATAAAATCACCCAAGTCAGTGGTAGTTTTTACTCTAACACCTGTATTCTTCCTTTGGTTTATAAACCTTCTTATAGTTTCAACCACAAGCTTAAGTCTAGTATTAAGATATACTCCAGATAATTCTATAATAGATTTATTATATGCAGTAGTAACTATAACAGTATTATCTTGCTTAATTACTGGTTTAGAACTATTTTGAAGCAATAATAGTTTATTATTACCTCCAATGAATAAATTACCACCTTCAAGTGTTTCTGGAACTATAATATTAAATTTTAATGGTTCTCCATTATGTGATTCATATTCTAGTTCAAGTTCATACCCTTTAAACTCTCTAGAACTTATATCTTTCTTCTTCCAACTCTTTAATAATATTGGATAACTAAAGTTCATAGGAGCTTTAAGTATATTTTCTAAATCTATATCTTGAAGACTTTCTTTATACTGTTCATTAAGTCTAAAAGTACTACTCTTATTATACGGACTGTTAGTATCACTTACTCCAAGAGATTTCTCTCTAAGTTTATGTGTCTTTATAATATCAATACTATCTTCTATATTTTTATTGTAAGATTTCATCATATTAAGACGTTGCTCTTTAATTTGAGGAGTTTCTACAGATTCTTTAAGATTTGTATAGTTATGTACTTCTAATAGCTCCTCGGCTTTATCTTCTTTAGATAACTTACTATCTTCTATAATTTTAAAATAATCTTTTACTGCAGCTTTCTTACTAGCATTGCTATCAGCTATTTCTATATCAATAATATCATCAGTAAGTTCTTCATTATTAAACTTTACTTCAGCTTTATTTATACCATTAATAGCATCAAGATCATCTTCAGAAACATCTACTTCTTCAATTTCATCTGCATTGATTACTTTTTCTGGTGTATTTTGTTTCTTTTTAATATCAGCTACAGTTTTAACAGGTTCATCATCATCTACTGTTATACTATTATTATCCTTATCTAGTATAACATCAACTTCATCTAGATTATCTTTTTTATATCTATCATAAGCTTCTTTTTGCTTTTTAGTATTTGTATTTATACTATCTTCAGGTTTAATTGGTTTTTTAGGCTCATGAAGTATACTAGGTTTTCCAGTAGTAACTATTTTAGGCTCTTCTTTAACTACTTCAGGTTTAGGAGCTTTTACATAACCATTCTCTTTACGAACCTCATCTTTAGCTGATATTGATTTATCATCTATCTTATCAGTTTGCGTAAGTTTTGCTGGTTCTGGATCATTTACAACTGGTATTTTAGGATTTTCATATACATCGTCATCATAATGTATAATCAATCCACCTTCTTCATTTTTAAGTTCATTATGCATTTCAGCATCTAGCATAATATCTTCTTCTTTAGCACCATCTAACATATGTAAATTACGTAATACAAATTTTGGTTTAAATTGCATCATATTAACGTAATTAGGTTTACCAGATAATATCATTATTTTTCTATCTTGACCTTCAAATACGAATGTAAGCTTATTATCTGTTAAGAATTGCTTAAAAGCGTCAGGTTCGTTATAGAACCATTCTATAAATAATAAACTAGGTCTAAATAACGGCTGCATCTTTCCTTCTATGATGCTTAATTTCATTCCTGTATCTCTAATAAAAGGATATTTAAAATATACGATATTATTTTCGTATCCAGGTATTTTAGTTATTTCTTGCTTTAATATTTCTAAAAGAATTCCTCTATACTTTTTATTAAGTCTTAAATTTATATCGATAGTTTTTTCTTTAATAGCTTGAATAACCCATGATAAGTCTACAACTGTACTCATATTAGTTTTAATCATTGGTTCTAAGTTAGTAACATTTTGTAATCCATAATCTGCACGTACTTTCTTTATATTATTCATTTCTGGTGCAAGATTTGAAATAACTGTACGGTTAATAACTTTCATACGAATAAACTTTGGCATATAATAAAGTCTAAGCTTATTAACTATTAAATTAGATTTACGTTTAATAAGGTCACCATACATATTAAGAGTATCTTGATAGTTATCTAACATAGAATAGATAAGAACTGGTTCTGTAGCAGACTTTTCTCCAATAAATATTGATGATTTATTGATACGTAAAAACTTATCTAAGTTGGCATTACGTGCTTCTAAAGCTATCTCTTCATCTGGAATATATAGAGATTGGTTAGCTTCTAAAGAATTCATCATTAAAGCATCAAAAACACCTTTTTTCATGTAAAAATCCTCCTTTCTTTTTAAATTTGACATGGAATTGTTTGAATCCAAAACGACGGTAAATAAAAGAATTACCCCATAAACCATCAAGATTTATGGGGTTCTTTTACTTACGCAGAGTGGAATTCTGCATTAGACATTTCAATTTCAACTTTACAAAATAATACATACAGTAATGTTAATATTCTTCTGAGGTAGATGAATAATACACCAATTACATATTACTGTTAAAGATTTTTTATATTTTCTGGGAGAAACCAGACACCATTGTCCAATTTCTCCCGATGGAAAATAAAAGTATTGGATAACCAATACAACAGCACAAGAGTAGGCACTTTTAACACAAGTAATACAATTTTCGAGGTAACGTTTATTTTGATTCTAGATCCGTTTTAAGTTTTTATTTTTGTCCAAATTAAAAATTGAGGTATTTAAATATGAAACAAACCTTAAACAGTGCCTACATAATGCTTTGTTATAGTCAAAATTTAATCTTTTTTCTTTAATGGACTAACATATTCTGCTGGTTTACCACTAAGATCTATTTTAGATAGATAATTTGTGAATCTGTCAACTGATTTTACCTGTTTATTTGTAACTTCTTTATTTTTTCCAACCTGTTCATCTAGTGCTTTATTATTCTTATCTAAAAGTTCCTGTTGAGATTTAATAAACTCATCTTGGAATTCTGCTAAATATTCAAGTTCCAATGATGTAAAGTCTAATGGATTACAAGTAAATGCTCCTTGGAATTTTGTTAATAAAGTCCAGATTACTTTCATTTTATTCTTAGTTATTAATTCAACAGGTTGGTTATAGAGAAAAAAAGTAAAGTATTGTATCCTACTTTATAAATCCCATGTCCACATTTTGTACATCTATGAGTAGAGTCGAATTCTTTCTTAATTTCTTCTACACGTTCAAGTTCTTTCTTAATAGCATCTTCTGGAGCTTTATTTTCTCTAAGAACTTTTTCTAGATCTTCTGGTTTCTTATATATAGAATAGAAGTCTAATTTATCAGCAACTTCATCTGCTGTAAAAAATATCTTTACATCTTTAGATACATAATCCATTTCTTCTGCTCTTTCTGCTAATTCTTGAGTAAATTCAGATGGAAGTTGGTCTTTAATAACCTCTATAAATTCGTAAATATCTCCATCATTTAAAGTAAATGTAGTTTCAAATCCATCTCCAGTACTAATTACTACAGTATCTATAATTAATGCAGCAAAGAATACAGGTGATAATTCATTAAGTACATCTTCCATATTAGTAAGAACAGATGTTACATTTTCTATCAATAGTTTATTTTCTTCTGATATATTAGGATCTCTAAGATTTATATTATTTTTATTAATATAATCTACGTCTCCCTTAAATTGAGCATAACTATGTGTATTTAAATAATCTATAAGATCATCTATATTAGTCATAGTCTTTCTAAGATATGATGCTCTCTTCGTAAAGTTTACAGCCATACTACGGTATGCAATAAGTTCATTATTAGATTTAATAAGTAATTGCTTTTGTACAGTAGGTCTACAGATATAAGCTGTATAATTAAATGAACCTTCTTTAAATGTAAGTTTAAGAACTTGTCCATATTCTCCAGAAGTATAAGCTTCCTTAATAGACTTAAAATTAGAGTTTCTATATATCTTATAATTAGATATAAATCTTTCAGTATCGTATATATTTTTAAACTCTTGAGCTAAGTCCATTACTATTTCTTCTTTAAGAGCTATAGTAGAATCACAATTATCACATTGTAGATATGGGATATGTAATGGTAATATATTATCTTTATTAAGCTTTGTGTTTACTAATGAGAAAGTAACAAATAATAACTCTAGGTCATTTGGTGATAAATTTGATATAAATTCATTATAAGTTATATCTTCTTGTAAAGGGAATATACAGTGGTCATATAATATATGTATAAATTCTTCCTTCATACTAGCTTCAAGATCATCTATGTTAACTCCATTTTGTAACATCATATTATACATAAAGTTAATTTGAGTTCTATCATGGACTTGATTTACAATTACTTCATAGTTACTGTCTGGTAAATATACTTTACGTCCATTTACTTCAGAATTCTTATACTTAATAAGTTTTTCAAGCTTAGTACCATTTCCTCTAAGTATTTTAGGGTCTGGATCTCTATGATACAATTGTGCTATTTCATCAAATGAAACATTTGATTCTTCTACTTTAGGATTAGGAACTCTAGTAGATTTAGGTTTATCTTCATCTAATTCTATTATTTGAATTTCATTATCTTTAAGAGATTCTTCATCTTTACGTTTATTAGCTATAGCTATAAGTTCATCTAATTCTTTTATTTTATCTTCTATATACTCTATATGATAAATTTCATTAATATTTTTAAATAATGTATCTAACTTATCAATCTCATTATGAATTAAATAGTTTCTATCAATAGAATCATATTTAATTTTAGCTTTATCTCTTAATTTAGTAATAATATCATTAATATCTAAAGATTCATTACGTTCAGATATTTCGTTAGATTTTGTATCATCCTTTTGTCTAACTCTAGATAAAGATGCGAATTTTTCAAGATCTTCAAATGCATCTTCTACTATAGCAATATCTACTAATTCGTTCATAGCTCTACCGTATATTTTACGAGCATTTAATTCTTCAGCTTGAGTTAAATAATCAAAAAGTATTTCACCATGATAGATATAATTGATTTTAGTTTTAATTTCATCTATCATATTTTGTATTTTCTTATCATTTTCAACTATAATATCTTCATCTTTTGGATATACTTTAGGTTCATTAGAGTTCTTATACTTATTGTATATTTCTTTTATTTTATTATAACTATTAGTTAATAAAGTATTTTTAACTTCGTCTGGTATCCAAGCTGAATTATATGTATTCATGAATTGGGTAAGAGCATCGTTATACTCAAATTTTTCATTTTCTGTAAACTTATCTTCATTAATTTCTTTTACTATACTCTCAATTTCATTTAGTTTTTCTTCATTAGGATCAACTAATACT